TGTTGGGTTTAGGACTTTATGCTTCTTCTTTTTCTTTGCCTGGTAAGACATGAAAGATTTTGGTGTCAGTGCCAGCACTTCCGCGTGCGGCCGCTTTAACAATTCAGGATCGTGCAGCCATAACGCTACGGCGGCATCAGCTGGCGTGCATTCATCACTGAGTTCAAGGTTGGCTTGTTTTGCCTGTTCGCACAATTCATCGAATTGGTCGTCATCCGACATCTCCTGAATGAAATACAGGGATTCCACCATATCAATCGGAATGTTATCAGTCGGGTTCATTAAGATGCCCGCTAACGTCTCATACTCCAATTCCCCACTGCCATTGATGACGAGAGAAAAGCCGCGCCCTGTTAGATAATCCGCATAGGGATTCAGGAACGCGATCAGGTTATCTGGCTTGATGTTTTTTAGCGCATCAGGCTGCGCGAACCTTCTTAGATTGTAGGTACTCATTGGGACTTGCCTCCTGTTTTGTCATTACAGGGCTGGCCTTCGAGCATACATGCAAGACCTTCCCAATTATTTTTAAATCATCCTCCGGCCCTACATGGATCGGTTGAAGTCTTTTGTTTTCAGGACGCAGTTCAATGCGATCATCAGAAATAAAGAGGCGTTTGACCGTGGCGGAATCATCCACCATAGCCACGATAATATCGCCGTGTTCGGCGATAGGTTGCTGGCGAACCACCACATGGTCGCCATCGTTAATGTCAGCATCAATCATGCTGTCGCCCTGCACGAGCAGAGCAAAACAATTCCCCCGCACCACAGCAGCATCTACCATCACTTCACCAATGCGATTTTCTACTGCCAGAATTGGCGTGCCTGCGGCTACCGTTCCAATGATCGGAACAGCGATCAGGTTGCTGCGCGTTGGCGCAAGAGATTTCAGGACTTCAAGGGAGCGTGCCTTGCGAGGTTTACGACGAATGTAACCCTTCGTTTCCAGGCGTTTCAGCAACTCATGAACGCTTGGTGGCTGGATGGAAAGTGCATCGGCGAGTTCTTTTACCGTAGGCGGAACGCCCAGTGATTGCATCAGCTGGGTAATCGCGTTCAACAAATTAGTCTGTGCCTCGGTAAGCCGTTGCATCAATGCTCCATTATGAATTTCGTCGTACCTAATAAAGATTAGGTAAGTGAATAATATAAGCCTTATTTTTATCTGTCAATTCCCTATCTTATCCGACAGTTAGCACACCATCTCGGTAAGTAACCCCATGAACACAAATGTGGGGAAACGATGGGCACTCTCAATCCAAACCTAATGAACGGCAAGCAGCGCATGGAGGAAATCGCCAGCATTCTAGCGACAGGAATTTTGCGCCTGAGAAAACGCCAGAAAGTGAACAATTCTCTGGACTTCAGAACGGTTGGAAGCATTCATGCCCATGACGACGAACAAAGAGGTTTTAACAATGAAAAACAATGTATTAGCGCAGCTTGCGAGTCTGCGAACCATGACGGGTGATGACCTACGCAAGATGTGGAATGACCTATATAAATCCGAGCCGCCACGCGCCAATAAGCAGTACCTGACGAAGCGGCTGGCGTATCGCATTCAGGAAGTTGCCTACGGTGGCAACAGCGCGGAAATTGAAACGCGCCTCGCAATCAAAGCCGATGAATATTTTGGCAAAGGCAAGCGACCCAAACGCACCGAGAAAAAAGCCATCACTGGCAGTGTGCTGGTGCGTCTGTATCAGGGAGTCGAACACCAGATAGCGGTGCTTGATGATGGCTACCAATACCAAGGATGCAAATACCGAACCCTCTCCGCCATCGCGCGTGAAATCACAGGCATGAACTGGTCGGGAAACGCCTTCTTCGGTCTCAACAAAAAACTGGAGACGGTGCATGAGTAATACCAAGCCAAAAATACGCTGTGCGATTTACACCAGAAAATCTTCCGAAGAAGGGTTGGACATGGAGTTCAACTCGCTCGACGCGCAGCGCGAGGCTTGTGAGAAATACGTTCAGATTCAAAAACACGAAGGCTGGCACATCGTCCCTGATAACTATGATGACGGCGGTTTCTCAGGTGGCACGATTGAACGTCCAGCACTCAAACGGCTGATTGCCGACATCAAGGCTGGTCACATCGACATTGTGGTGGTGTACAAAATTGACCGCCTCTCGCGCTCGCTGCTCGATTTCCTCAATCTGATGCAGGTGTTTGACGCGCAGAAGATTGCCTTTGTTTCGGTGACACAGAACTTCGATACCAGCACCTCCATGGGCAAGCTGATGCTCAATGTGCTGCTCTCCTTCGCGCAGTTTGAACGTGAAATTACAGGTGAGCGCATCCGCGATAAAATCGCCTCCTCCAAACGCAAGGGCATGTGGATGGGTGGCCCGCCGCCACTTGGCTACGATGTGAAAGACCGCAAGCTACTAATTAACGACGATGAAGCAGAAAATGTCCGCCTGATATTCGACACCTTCATTATGAAACGGTCAATGAAGCTGCTGGTGATAGAACTGAAGCGGCTTGGCATTAAAAGCAAATTCCGTATCACCACCACGGGCAAGCATGTCGGCGGCAATACCTACGATGCAGCCACGCTCTACAAACTCCTGAATAACCAGATTTACCTCGGAAAAATTAAACACAAAGACCAGATTTACGAAGGTCAGCACGAGGCAATTATTACGCAGGACACATGGAACACGGTGCATACTATTTTCCAAATCAGCCCACGCACGCGCGGCGCGGCTACCAAACGAAAAGTGCCTTCGGTGCTGCTCGGGCTGCTGAAATGCGGCGGATGCCAAAGCTCCATGAGCCCGAAGCACACCAAGAAAAAAGGCGGAAAAATCTACCGCTATTATGTCCCCAGCATGCACATGAAGGGAAAATGCGAATCCTGCCCCGTGAAGCAGATTGCCGCATCGGAAATTGAAACCACGGTGCTGGAGCAGCTGCATAACATTTTCAACTCTCCCGAACTGCTGATTCAGGTCTGGAAAAATGCCACTCAGCAAGACAACACCATCACCGAAGAAGATATACGCGAGTCACTCTCCGATATTTTCCCAATCTGGCGCGAACTGTTCCCCGCCGAGCAGCAACGCCTGCTGGAACTGATACTCGAGAAGGTCATCCTCAGCGAAGACTCAGTGGAAGTGCGCGTCAGGGCGGAAGGTCTTTACTCGCTGATACGCGAGGTCAACGCATTAAAACCAAAGAGCGAGGTCAATCATGAGCGAACCGCAACTGCGTGTGCAGGGTAATATCATCTCCATCAAAGTGCCGCTGAATATGAAGCGACACGGCGGACGAAAATTCATCCTGATACCCAAGAATGTCCGCATCACCAGCCCACAAGGTAAGCCCGACGAAACCATGGTCAAAGCCTTGGCTCGGGCATGGATGTGGCAGAAATCATTGGATAGCGGCAAATACACTTCGATTGAAGAACTGGCGGATAAGAACGATATCAACCCGTCCTACATTTCACGCATGCTCCGCCTGAACCTGCTTGCTCCTGACATCAAGGAAGCCATCCTAAACGGTACACAGCCGCGCACCTTCAATCTGCAAGGCATGCTGACACCGTTTCCAGAAAACTGGGAAGAACAAGCGAAGTGTTTTGGATTTACGAAAGCCGCTTCTTGATTTCTTCAAGGGTGAATCGCTCACCCTTCAGCTTCTTAATCTGCTTGCAACGCGCAGCCATGTCAGAAGCGTAAAGCTGGTAGCCAGACTCGGTGACTTCCGCTACCTCCAGCAACCCTTCCTTCGTCCAGTAGCGGATAGTCGGCACGGTTTCCCCTGCGGCTTTTGCCAGTTCGCCGATTTTCAGCAGGTCATCCGTATCTACATCATCCCCAACCGCAGACTCTCCACGCGCCGCTTTGAGATAAATATCAAGCGACCGTTCCGCCGCCTTGGCAATGATTTTCTCGTAAGGTTCTTTCGATCCACCAAGCTGCGCCTTTTCAAGTGAAGCGATATAAGCCAGTCGGTCACGCTTGCGGATAATGGCGGGCGGATAGCCAACCATCATGAGTAACAAATTCATCAGCAGCCGCGCGGTGCGTCCGTTGCCGTCTACAAATGGGTGAATGCTTACCAAGCGATAATGTGCTTCTCCCGCAAAAGCGACAGGATGCAAATCATTCTTGGTTGTAAGCCATGTTTGAAATTCGTCCATCAGGTCTGGCACTTTGCGCGGGTTAGGTAAAACCACCGCTGCCCCTGAGATACGAACTGGCACGCTGCGATAATGCCCAGCGTTTTCGTCATCAAGCCCCTTCAGGATAAGGTCGTGAATTCCCAGCACATCCTTGGCCGTCAATTGTGACGGCTTCTTTTTGATAAGGGAGCGCACAAAATCCAGCGCATGAGCATGGTTGGTGGCTTCCAAATGCTCCTTCAGGCTCTTCCCCCCAACGGTCAAACCTTTCTCAATCACCACCGCTGTTTCGCGGCGGGTGAGCGTGTTCCCTTCAATGGCGTTGCTGGTGTAGGTGAGCTCCACCTTGAACCAATCGTCCAGATTACGGGCGAGTTCAGGCGGCAATGGCCTGAAGCCATCAAGCTGCTGTTTCTTCTGTGTGAGTTTATCATAATTCATACAATGAAGTATAAAGTATGACGTAACGGTTTTCAAGTTATTTTTTAGCTTTGGGTGAGTTCTCACCGACCCTGCCAAAAAAAATCTCAAATTATTTTTCGCCCGCAAAGCCGCTCCCAGAGCGGCTTTTTTCATTTCTGGCTTCCGTTTGAAGCCCTGAAACCACGGCCTCCAGTGAGTTTTCGCCAGTCAGATTGACCCGTCCCCGTGGCGGTTAACCAACTGAAAAGGCGACACTTATGAAGAGCTTAAATCGTTATGAAGGCATTGACAAATATGTAGTTAACCAAGTCCGTTACCACGCACGCAGCCTGATAAGGCATCCTGCCATACACGGCATGGAAGTGGAAGACATCGAGCAAGAGCTTATGCTGGATGTCCTGAGCCGCACCCAGGCTTACGACCCCGAGAAGGCAAGCTGGCGCACCTTCGTGGATCGCATCCTCAACCATAAAATCGCTGACCTGATTGAAGAAGCCAAAGCGCAGAAACGTGGAGGTGGTATTCGACCGCTTTCGCTTGATGCGATGCTAGAAAATACCGAGGGCGAGGACGATGAATTTCCCGACCCCGCAGGTAATCCCGAACGTGGGATGCATCTCGCAATTGATCTGAACCGTGTCGTTCAGTCCTTACCCCAGCCACTCGTGGTGCTGATGTTTCAGCTTGGCGAACATAATCCCAGCGAACTCTCACGTATGACCCGTGTGCCTCGCGCCACGCTTTACGGATCAATCAACACCCTACGTGGAACGCTGCGTGAGCAAGGCGTTCACCACTATCTGCATTGAGCCTCCGACAGTTTTCAAAGCCCCTCGGTAAGTAACCGAATGAAGGCACAGAAAACATGCCGAGTCTTCGCGGAAATACAACACCTCCCCAGGGAATACCGCGACCGCCTTGCTCTTTGGGCGGCGTCGAGGCTCGGCAGCCGAAGTGAACGACCCAAAGAGCATTTTTAACCGAAACCAAGGAGGCCGCAATGAACGCAAAAACACTCAACGAAATCTTCGAAACGCCCGTCGGGCAGTTGCTGGAGATGGAAGAAACCGAACTTCGCAATCTGCTGACGAAAGCCGAGCTGCTCTGCCGCTGGCTGCGTGGCGTGCTGCGTCTGAAATCAAACAAAAAAGGAGCAAAATAATGTTTAAATCAAAACTCGAGAAGCTGCTGAAGGATGATTATACCTTCAAACGCCTGCCAGAAACCATCCTTATCCCAGCACCATTTGCTGGCGACCAGGATGTCGTTAAGCCGATTGCAGAAGCGACTATCGACGATCTGGTATTTGCAGCGCAAGCCTTAGATTTGCAATCGGATGCCCTCACGAAGAGGATTTATGCCGTCCGCAGCCTGTATCGCACCGCCCGTCAAAAAGGTGCGCTCGGTGGTGAAAACATCCTCGATGCGCTGGCTCGCAAAGGGGGTGAATAATGACACTCCCAATTATAAGCGCAGACGAGCGGCTTAAGGAAACCAAGGGGATCAAAGGCTGCATTTTTGGTAAAAGCGGTATCGGCAAAACGTCCTTGTTATGGACGATGCCCGCTGAAACCACGCTGTTCTTTGATCTTGAGGCTGGCGATCTGGCGATTGAAGGCTGGCAAGGCGACACCATCCGTCCGCGCACCTGGCAGGAATGCCGTGATTTTGCGGTGTTCATTGGTGGAGCTAACCCATCCTTACGCGATGACCAGCCTTACAGCCCCGCGCATTACGCTGCGGTGTGTGAACGCTACGGCAATCCTGCTGCGCTCGATAAATACGATACCATTTTTATCGACAGTATCACGGTAGCGGGTCGTCTCTGCTTCAACTGGTGCAAAGGGCAACCGCAAGCATTCAGCGAAAAAACTGGCAAGCCAGATACGCGCGGTGCTTACGGGCTTCACGGTCAAGAAATGATCGGCTGGCTCACCCACCTGCAGCACACGCGCGGCAAGAATATCTGGTTCGTCGGCATTCTCGACGAGAAACTGGATGATTTTAACCGCCGTGTTTACCAGCCGCAGATTGAGGGCAGTAAAACTGGCCTCGAACTCCCTGGCATCGTGGATCAGGTGATCACCATGGCGGAAATGCCGACCGAGAGCGGCACGTCCTTCCGCGCCTTCATTTGCCACACCCTCAATGAACAAGGCTTCCCCGCGAAAGATCGCTCTGGGCGGCTGGAACTCATGGAGGAGCCGCACCTCGGACGGCTCATGGAAAAGGTCAAAGGCAAAGTGCGCCCCGCGTCCGAACGCCTGACCCACGCAATCCCCCAAACAACTGAAACACAAGGAGCATAATTTATGAGCTGGAACGATTTCAACAATGCAGAAGATCAGAACAGTTTTGATCCGCTGCCAAAAGGCACTCTCGTTAAAGTGCGGATGACCATCAAACCAGGCGGTCACAACAACGAGCAAAAAGGCTGGACTGGTGGATACGCCACCCGCAACGCCACCAGCGGCGCAGTTTACCTGAACGCTGAGTTTGTGGTGCTGGAAGGTCAATACGCCCGCCGCAAAATCTGGAGCCTGATTGGGCTGCATAGCGAAAAAGGTGAAGAATGGGCGAACATCGGCCGCTCGCTGATTAAGGGCATTCTCAATTCCGCGCGTGGCATTGGCAACAAGGATAATTCGCCTGCCGCACAGAACGCACGCCGCATCAACGGCCTCGGCGATCTGGATGGGATCGAGTTCCTTGCGCGTGTCGACATGGAAAAAGACCAGAACGGCAATGACAAAAACGTCATCAAATACGCCGTCACCAGCGACAACAAGGAATATGCCGCATTGATGGGTCGTGGTGGTTATACCGCCGCACCAGCTGCTGCCGCATCGCCGAGCCAACCCCAAAAACCAGCGGGCAATATGCCTTCCTGGGCACAGTAAGGGGGTGGCAGAATGTTACTGAGACCCAGACAGAAAGAGCTTGTCGCCAACACGGTAGCAGCCCTGAAAGAGCATGGAAACACGCTGGCCGTTGCCCCGACGGGTGCCGGCAAGACCATAATGCTTTCGGCGGTGCTCGGTGACTTGTTCAAAGACGACATTAGCAAAGCCTGTGTGCTGGCGCACCGCGATGAATTGACGGTTCAAAACCAGACCAAATTCAAGCGTGTTAATCCGCACCTCAGCACGAGCGTTTATAACGCTTCCATCAAGACTTGGCATGGCGATGTGACGTTTGCCATGGTGCAGACCCTCTCGCGGGAAAGCAACCTTGCCACCATGCCAGTGCTGGACGCGCTGGTTATTGATGAAGCGCACCACGCAAGGGCTGACAGCTATCTGGGCGTGATTGAGCACGCCCAGAAAGTTAACCCCGCCGTCAAGCTGCTGGGCATGACCGCTACGCCGAACCGTGGCGATAAGCTGGGCTTGCGTCCGATATTCAGCAACGTGGCGGATCAAATCACCGTTAAGGAATTGATCGCTTCTGGTCACCTCGTACCGCCACGCACTTTTGTGATGGATGTGGGTGTGCGCGACGAACTGAGCAAAGTCCGCAAAACCGCCCTTGATTACGATATGAGCGCGGTTGCTAACATCATGAACACCGTGCCGATTAACGATGCGGTCGTTAAGCACTGGCAGGAAAAAGCCGGTGACCGCAAAACCGTAGTGTTCTGCTCCACCGTTAAACATGCACAGGATGTGGCTGCGAGTTTCAACGCCGCTGGCGTGCCTGCCGTGTTCGTGCATGGCGATATGTCGGAAACCGAACGCAACAATACCATCGCTGCCTATACCTCGGGCGAAGCGCAAGTTATCGTCAATGTGGCTGTGCTGACCGAAGGCTGGGACTTCCCGCCTACTGCCTGCTTGGTGTTGCTACGCCCAAGCTCTTACAAATCCACCATGGTGCAGATGATCGGTCGCGGCCTCCGCACGATTGATCCCAATGAGCATCCAGGCGTGGTGAAAAAAGATTGCATCGTGCTGGATTTTGGCACGGCAAGTCTGATTCACGGTGCGCTTGAGCAGGAAGTTGATCTGGATGATCACAATCAGGATGGTGACGCGCCTTATAAGGATTGCCCTGAATGTGGCGCATCCGTTCCCATTGCCACCAGAGAATGTGCGCTGTGCGGCTATGTATGGGAAAGTGCGAACACTTCCAAGACGTTGGGCAGCAACGATTTCGTGATGACGGAAATCGACCTGCTGAAGCGTTCCAGCTTCCTGTGGTGCGACCTGAATAATGATGACCGCTATTTTGTGGCGACGGGTTTCAATGCCTGGGCTGGCGTATTCCTTAAAGATGGTGACTGGCACGCTGTTGGCGGCCGCAAGAATGAGCAGCCGAAGCTACTGGCTTCGGGTGAACGCATTGTGTGTTTCGCCTCTGCGGATGATTACCTCAACCTCTTTGAAAGCGAAGATACGGCTCATAAAACCCGTTCATGGCTACACCAACCCGCAACGGAAAAGCAGCTGCAATATCTGCCACCGTCCTGCCGCCATGATTACAACCTGACGCGCTACAAGGCTTCGGCTTTGATGACCATGCAGTTCAACCGTCAGGCCATTCACAGTGCCATAAATAACGGGAGGGCAGCATGATTGACCCGACCGATTTTGAAAAAGACTGCATGGCAGCAGCGTTGAAGCCGCTCGGCGAATATGTCGCCGAGATTGGCATGCACCGTTCCTTTGCAGAAATGACCAAGCATGAGGTGCTCACCATCATCGAAGTGGTGGTGACGGCTTATCAGGATCGCATGCGCGAGGGTAGCTCGGAGGTGCCGTTCTGATGTTAGATTTTAATCACAGACCCACTTTTACCGAAACACTGAACACGCTGATTGATGCGGCGTTGGTGGCAGAACAGAAAACCAAACCCGAGCGCGACTATATGGGCGCGTCACGGCTTGGCGTTTCCTGCCAGCGTGCGCTTCAATACGAATTTACGCATACGCCGAAGGATGAAGATTTCTCTGGGCAGACGCTGCGTATCTTCGCTGCTGGTCACGCCTTTGAAGATATGGCGATCAAATGGCTTCATGCCGCTGGTCTACAGTTATTCACGCGCAAGCAAAACGGTGAAGCCTTCGGTTTCTCTGTTGCTGGCGGCCGCATCCGTGGCCATGTCGACGGCATTATCAATGGTGCGCCCGAGGAATTGGGCTTGAGCTTCCCTATGTTGTGGGAGTGCAAATCCATGAATGCAAAGTCGTGGAAAGACACTGTCAAAAATGGCGTGGCGAAATCCAAGCCTGTCTATGCCGCGCAGATAGCGATTTACCAAGCGTATATGGAAGGCACGGTTGCTGGCATTTCACGCAATCCCGCACTGTTTACCGCCGTCAATAAAGACACCGCCGAGATTTATCACGAGCTCGTACCGTTTGATGCTGCCACCGCGCAGACCGCCAGTGATCGCGCCGTGATGATTCTGCGTGCCACCGAAACTGGCGAAGTGATGCCGCGCTTCACTGCCGACCCTGAATATTACGAATGCCGATTCTGCTCCTACCGACAGCGGTGTTGGGAGGGGAATGCATGAGTCATGACTGGAAAGATTTTAACGATGCACGCACCCAAACCACACCCAAAGAAGAAGCAACCATCTCAGTTGATGAGATTAAATCACTACTTCTCGGTAGGCTACGCGAGGTTTTGCATTACCTATTGCCAGCTGGTGTCATCAGGAACGGAAAGTTTCATGTTGGTGATATTCATGGCAACAAAGGCGACAGCCTCGTTGTTGAACTGAACGGCACGAAAGCTGGTCAGTGGCATGATTTTGCGACGGGTGAAGGTGGCGACATCATCGCTCTATGGGCTGGCGTGCATGGCAAAGACACGCGCAGCCAGTTTCCCGATGTCATCAGCGCAATTCATGAATGGCTGGGCAGTCCGTGCAAGCCTGTCCCGAAGCATGTGCTATCGGCTGAAACGGAAGACCTCGGCCCCGTTACTGGCAAATGGGATTATCAGGATGCGGACGGCAATCTGATCGCCTGCATTTACCGTTACGATCCGCCGAGCGGCAAGCAATTCCGCCCATGGGATGTAAAAACACGCCGCAACCGCGCTCCTGAAATCAGACCGCTTTATAACCAACCAGGCATCAAGGCGGCAAATGCTGTGGTGCTGGTCGAAGGTGAGAAAGCCGCGCAGGCATTAATCGATGCTGGTGTGTGCGCCACCACCGCCATGAATGGGGCAAACGCACCAACTGACAAAACTGACTGGTCACCTTTGGCAGGTAAGCATGTGATCATTTGGCCTGATCACGACGAGCCAGGGTTCCAATATGCGGAAAGTGTGGCGGCTCGCCTCAAAACACTGGGTGTTGCCTCGCTGGCGGTACTTGCTGTTCCCGATGGCAAGCCAGAGAAATGGGATGCGGCCGACGCTGTGCTTGAAGGCATGGACATCGGCGCATTTCTGGTATCCGCCACTCGTGCCACTGTCGCCCCCACTACCGCCATTCCTGCATTTTCGGTCGGGCATTATCTGGATGACGATACACCCATGCCGTCCGACATTGTCGCGCCGCGCATCCTCACGCCTGGTGGATTGCTGGTACTCGGCGGCGCACCGAAGGTTGGCAAAAGTGATCTGCTGATCTGCTGGCTGGCTACCATGGCGGCAGGATTGCCGTTCCTCGGCATGACACCCGCGCGACCGCTCAAGATTTTCTATCTGCAAGCGGAGATTGGCTATTTTTATCTGCGTGAGCGGCTGAAAAAGCTGAACATTGACCCCAATCTGATGCCGCTTGTGCGCGACAATCTGGTAGTCACGCCGCAAGTACGAATGCTGCTTGATGAAGGCGGCGTTGAAAAAATGGTCGATACCATCCTCGGGCATTTTGTTCCGTCAGAGGTGGATGTGATCGTGATTGATCCGCTGCGTAACGTCTATGACGGCGGTAAATCTGGCAGCGAGAACGACAACAGCGCGATGCTGGCATTTTTGCAGGATCGCATTGAAGGCGTGCGCCACCGCATCAATCCGAATGCTGGCGTAATCCTTGCCCACCACACCAAGAAAATCACCAAGAAGCTGCTGGAAGAAGACCCATTCCAAGGCTTGAGCGGCGCAGGAAGCCTGCGGAGTTTCTACACCACGGGCATCATCATGTTCCGTCCCGACGAGAGCCGCAGCATCAAGCAATTGATGTTTGAGCTCCGCAATGGCGAAGGCTTGGAAAACAAATATGTCGACAAGATTGACGGCAGATGGCGCGAACTGGAACTCGAATCCGCGCGTTTGGTGAACAAGGATTACGGCCAAAAGCTCGATGCGGAACGCCGCAGGAAGCACGATAAAATCTTGGAAATCATCTTTGATGAGGCTCGCAAAGGCGAACTCTACACCAGCAGCATGTTTTGTCAGGTGTGGGAACACAAGGCGGAACTGGGTGGCAGGCATTCGATCCGCGACCGCATCGAAGTGCTGACTTCCAAAGGCTACATCAAGTTTGTGAAGGAAGGCGCGGCACGCTCGCGCAACGGTTTTCTCTGCGTTGAAGGCATGGAAGTGCCAACCGACAAAACTGACATTGATTCTGTCACCGGCGAGATCACCACCATTTTCAAACGGCTTCTACCAACGCATTTCCGCTCCGCTTCGGACGGCGGTTTAATGCCCGTCGAAGACCCCGAAATGTGGATTTACCATGAGGGGGCAAGCGAATGAAACAGACCGTTAAACTGAACCAGTTGACCCGCAAACTGGCAAACTGCCGCAAACTGGAATCCAGCATTTCCAAGGCTTTGAGAGCGATTCCAGTTGGACACGTCAAACTGAAGCGCAAACTGGGTCAACTGGCACAAACCCCAGCAAACACAACAGTTTTTCTCTCACGCCAGTTTGTCATCTCCCTCCCACACATAAGTGTGTGGGTGAACCCCTTTTGGGAGTTCACCGCTCACATGTGCCGTGGGTTTGGAGGATGCACAGCATTAACCCAACAGGAGGCTTTATGACCAACCCGCACCCAATCCTGCTCTGCCTTGATCTTGGCACATCCACAGGCTGGGCAATCCGCAACGAATACGGTCGCATCGTCAGTGGCACGGCGAGTTTCAAGCCACGCCGCTTTGAAGGCGGTGGCATGCGTTACCTGCGTTTTGAACGCTGGCTCAATGAAACACGCAATGTTTCTGGGCGCATTGATGCTGTCTATTTTGAAGAAGTGCGCCGTCACATCGGTGTTGATGCTGCCCACGCTTATGGCGGCTTCCTCGCGCAGCTTACTGCCTGGTGCGAACATCACAGTATTCCCTACGAGGGCGTGCCAGTCGGCACAATCAAACGCTTCATTACTAGCAAAGGCAACGCCAGCAAGGATCAGGTGATCGCTGCCGTGCAAGCCCTCGGTCACAAACCCGAGGACGACAACGAGGCTGACGCACTCGCGCTGCTGCATTTTGCAATCGAACAACATGACCAAGGGAGGAAATAATGAAAGGAGAAAACTTACTCAAACACGCCTTGCAGATCGTGGAAGATCGCCGCGCACAATACGGCGACTCCACCGAAATGTTTAACAATGTGGCAAAACGCTGGTCGATTACGCTGGGCGTTGAAGTCAGCCCTGCCGCTGTTGTGCTGTGCCTGATTGATCTGAAGCTGGCACGCCTTCACGTTGATGCCGCTCACCTCGACAGCATTACCGACATTGCTGGTTACGCTGCCGTGCTTGCTGAGATTACGCAAGGAGGTGTCTATGGGAGATAAATGGACACATGAAAAGGTGGCGGATCATTTTGAGGAAGCCATTCAAACACTCAAACGTCTGCCACCTGTGAAGGTGAAAGGCTACTTCAACGTATGGCCTGAGGTCGTTCACACTCCGAACGAGTTGATGTTCCAAGAAGCATTCCCCATTCGACTGCGTGCCATGCCTGATGCTATTTCACGTCTTGAACAGACGTTTGAGTGGATGACGTGGATTGATGTGGAGGAGCGCAAACTGATATGGAAGCGTGCAGCGCGTGTGCGGTGGAAAACCATCTGCTGGGAGTTTGGGTGCGACCGTTCAACAGCGTGGCGCAAGTGGGTGATTGCCTGCACCAAGATTGCAACGCACTTAAACGCGCAGGATCGTTGATGAAAAGTGTTGCAACACTTTTGTTCTCTACATTTGCAACATTTTATGGCATTATTACAAACATAATCGCGAGAGGTGCGTGGCTGACAGCCCGCCTCACAAATCCCCAGTAATCAAAGCCTTACCACCCCCCCACGGCTTAGGTACTTCCGCGCGAAGTCCTATGCGGGGGCGCAAGGCGCAGGATTTCGCCAGCGACAGAATAAAAATAGCGATTTCGTTTCGCTAATGGGCAAAGCAAAGCCCTGAAAAAACGCCATTAACTTAAAAGTAGAACCGAAATATGCACGTTTCGCTTACAGCAATCGAGCGCGTAATTCCCTATGCGCGTAATCCAAGAAACAACCAGGCAGCAGTCGCCAAAGTCGCAGCCAGCATCCGTGAATTCGGATGGCGGCAACCGATTGTGGTGGACAGCAATATGGTGGTAATCGTCGGTCACACACGCCTGCTTGCCGCCCAGCAGCTGGGGTTGGAACAAGTCCCCGTCCATGTGGCGGAAGGATTAACCGAAGCGCAGGTGAAGGCGTACCGTCTCGCCGACAACCGCACCCATGAAGAAGCGGAATGGGACAATGAACTGCTCGCCATCGAACTTGGCGAATTGAAAGATTCAAATTTTGATCTCGGATTAACAGGCTTCGACGCTGACGAACTGGAAGCCTTGTTTAATGACGAGGCTCTGGAAGGATTAACCGATGATGACGCGATACCTGAAGCACCTGAAATTGCCACATCACGCCTGGGCGATGTATGGCTACTGGGTGAACACCGTTTGCTCTGCGGAGATGCTACAAGCCCTGATGCTTATGCTCGGCTGCTTGGCGGCAACCCTGTAGACATAGTCTTTACCGACCCGCCTTACAATGTGAATTATGGCGATACCGCCAAAGATAAGATGCGTGCCAAGGGCGGCGCAAAAGCTGGCCGCAAGATTATGAATGATAATCTTGGCGATGATTTCTACGGCTTCCTGCTTGCCGCATGCACCAATGCCGTTACCCATTGCAAGGGTGCGCTCTACATCTGCATGTCGTCATCCGAATTGGATACGCTGCAAAAGGCGTTCCGTGAAGGCGGTGGACATTGGTCGACCTTCATCATCTGGGCAAAAAATACATTCACGCTCGGTCGCGCTGATTATCAACGGCAGTACGAGCCGATTCTTTACGGCTGGCCAGAAGGCAACAAGCATTTCTGGTGCGGAGCGCGTGACCAAGGCGATGTGTGGTTTTTCAATAAGCCACGCACCAATGACCTGCACCCCACCATGAAGCCCGTGGAACTGGTGCAGCGTGCTGTTGAAAACTCCAGCAAGAGCCGTGACACGGTACTGGATTGTTTCGGCGGCTCAGGCTCGACCCTGATTGCCTGTGAGAAAATTAACCGCGCCGCACGGCTTATCGAACTCGACCCGAAATATTGCGATGTGATTATCAAACGCTGGGAAGATTTCACTGGCAAAAAAGCGACCAACGAAGAAGGCCAGCTATTTGCTGACCTTCAAGCGGAACGCCTTGGCGCAGAGGCTTAGGCAATTCGGTAGGTGCGCTCACCGCTCTCAGCTTTATCGCTGGCGATGGTGAGTCCCAGTTTTTTCTTAAGGTTCGCCATCGAGCCATGCACCGTGTGCTTCTGCCAGCTGGTGACATCCATAATGGCTTGGATGGTTGTGCCTTGGCGCAGCATGTCGAGCATGGTGGATTGTTTGGAAACACGCTTCGGTTTTTCAGGGGGCGATTGTTCCTCTGGCTGTGCCGCGCTCGGTGTTTTGCCGATGGCAGCGAACCCCTCATCGGTGATGAGGTAAAGCACCTCTTTGCCATTCGGCTCACTGGGATGGAATTTGGCTTTACGTTTGACGCATCCCTTCTTGAGCAGCGCATCGATGACTTTCGTCTGCGCGGCGGTTGGTATGTGGCTCATGAAATTGCGGATGCAATTCTCAGGCGCAGCCGCCGCTTGTTCGAGGATGGTCTGCTGGGTTTTGCTTAATTCGGTCATGGGTAGGCCCCTTTTTGTTGGTGGTTAATGCCCCGCGGGACACCGTCATGAATGCTTGGAAAAACACGCTTATCAACTTGAATAAGCAGAAATAGTGATGATTTTTGAATATGTTAAATGTCCTAGACCTGTTCTCTGGAATTGGGGGGTTTTCCCTCGGATTTGAGCGGACGGGCTGGCATACCATCGGCTTTTGCGAGATCGAGCCGTCATGTCAGCGTGTATTGGCGAAACACTGGCCGAATACGCCGATTATCTCGGACATTAGGAACTTAAACGCGACTTCTGCGCCAGATTCCGTCGACATTATCTGTGGTGGTTTTCCCTGCCAGGACATCTCCGTGGCGGGTAAAAAGGCTGGAATCACAGGCAGTCGCTCAGGACTCTGGAAAGAATACGCACGATTAATCAACGAACTGAAACCGCGCTATGCAATTATCGAAAACGTGGCAAACCTGCGATCTAGTGGACTTGTTACCGTCCTCACGGATTTATGGCAGATCGGGTATGACGCGGAATGGCATTGCGTACCAGCTTCCGCCCTTGGCGCACCTCACAGACGCGACCGAATATGGATTATTGCCTACCCCAACCGCGAGCGATGCAACGGTGGGCGAAATCATCGGGAAAAACGATATATTCAAGGTGACCAAGAGCGGTTCGATTCGAAAATATACGAAGAATGGCATCGGGGGCAGCCTGGGTCTGGCTCGGTATGTGAAATTCTGGCCGACACCGTGCGCGCGGGATTGGAAGGACACAGCAATCTCACTGGAGATGCTTGCACGCGAGGGCAAATCCTTCAGCCGTCACAAGTTAGCCTGCTGCGTAGCCTTGGAGGAAATCCATGGTGGGGAAATGAACCAGACATCTCACGATTAAAGGATAATGGCTTAAACCCTGACTGGGTGGAATGGCTGATGGGGTTTCCTATCGGCTGGACAGAAGGCGGAAGCCGCAAAGAACGGCTTTGCAGCCTTGGCAACGCAGTTGTGCCGATCATCCCAGAGATGATTGCCTTCAGCATTAACGAATACGAAAAAACCTATGTCCACACCCACTTATCCCGTCAGCACGATTGCGAAACTGTTTAACCTGACCGAACGGCGGGTGCAGCAGCTGGCAAGCGATGGTGTCATTCCCAAGGCAGATCGCGGCAAATACGATCTTGTCGCATGCGTGCGCGGATATATCGCCTTTTTACAGGATCGCGCCTTCGGCAAGGAAGTCATCCATGTCGATGCTCACCAGGAGCGTGCAAGGCTGCTGAAAGCACAAGCCGACAAAACAGAATTGGAGGTGAAAACGCTTAAAAGCGAACTGATCCCCTCCAATGAAGTGGAGGCACAATGGGCTGGGCTGGTGGTGGCGTTTCGTTCCCGCATGCTCGTTCTACCAACGCGCGGAGCGCATCTAGCCATAGGACTCAAGGAGTTTCATGAAATCGAAAGTGGCCTGAGGGAGCTGGTGCATGAAGCATTAACAGAAGTTTCCCTCTATGACCCACACTCAATCAGCAATCCTGATTTCCAAGATAGCGAAATTGGCAGCACCGCCGCCGAGCATGACGGTGAGCCAGTGGGCGGACAGCCATCGGCAACTGAGTAGCGAAGCCAGCGCAGAACCTGGTAGATGGAATACGAACCGCGCTCCCTATCAACGGGAGATCATGGACGCATTATGTGATCCACGGGTGGAAACCGTGGTGATTATGTCTTCTGCCCAGATCGGCAAGACTGAAATTATTAATAATATCATCGGCTACCACGTCCATCTCGACCCGTCGCCGATACTGCTCCTCCAGCCTACGCTTGAAATGGCGGAAGCATGGAGCAAAGACCGTTTTGCACCGATGCTGCGTGACACGGATGTGTTGCGCGGATTGGTAAAAGACCCGCGCACGCGCGATAGCGGAAACACGCTTCTGCACAAACGCTTCCCTGGTGGTCACATCACCATGGCGGGTGCAAATTCGCCCGCATCGCTGGCGAGCCGTCCTATTAGGCTGGTGCTGTGCGATGAAGTGGATCGTTATCCTGCTTCGGCGGGTACGGAAGGTGACCCTGTCAGCCTTGCAAAAAAACGCACGACGACTTTCTGGAATCGTAAGTTGCTGCTTACCTCCACCCCGACAATCAAGGGGGCAAGCCGTATTGAGGCGGCATTCGAGCAGAGTGATCAGCGGCATTTTCATGTGCCATGCCCACAATGCGGCGAATACCAGACGCTGAAATGGTCGCAGGTAAAATGGGACAGCGGTGACAATGGCCACAAGCCAGAAACCGCCCATTATGTCTGCGAGCATAACGGTTGCATCATTGTTGATAGTGATCGGCACACCATGCTGAAAGCGGGTCGCTGGGTGGCAGAGCAGCCGCTCACCGATATTGCTGGCTTCCACATCAACGAGCTTTACAGCCCGTGGGTGACGTTTGCCCAGACCGTGACAGATTTTCTGCGGGCAAAAACCCTGCCAGAAACCCTCAAAACCTGGGTGAACACTTCCCTTGGCGATCCATGGGAAGAAGCAGGCGAAACGATTGAAGCCGATGTCCTGCTGAACCGTAAGGAAAGCTGGGGATCGGATGCGCCCGAACAGGTGGTGCTTGCCACTGCTGGTGTCGACGTGCAAGGCGACCGACTGGAGATTGAAGTCAAAGGCTGGGGCGTTGGTGAGGAATGCTGGTCACTGGATTACCGTATTTTGTACGGCGATCCCGCGCAGGATTCGGTGTGGCGTGAGCTTGATGCTTACCTGCTGAAACCTATCCGCAGCCAAACGGGCGTGTATCTCAACATCGCCTGTGTGTGCGTGGATTCTGGCGGTCACCATACGCAAGCTGTTTATGAGTTTTGCAGTGCGCGTGCCATGCGCGGCGTGTTTGCCGTCAAAGGTATTAACCAGATGGCAAAACCACTGGTGGGCAGACCGAGTAAAAACAATCGCTACAAGCTGCGGCTTTACCCGATTGGAACGGATACCGCCAAGGAAGTGATTTACAGCCGCTTGCGTATTACCGAGCCAGGGATTGGATACTTCCATTTCCCACTCGAGCGCGACCGTGAATATTTCCTGCAGCTGACGGGCGAAAAGCAAGTCACCCGCTTTACCAAAGGCGTGGCTCGGCGCGAGTGGATTAAAATCCGCAGCCGCAACGAAGCTCTCGACTGCACGGTGTATGCGCTGGCGGCGTTTAAGCTGCTTAACCCAGATCTGGTGCGACTTAGCCAGGAGATGGAAGGCGCACCGCGTAACGTGCCTGAAGCAGAAACAACAGAAACGACAAATTCAAAATCCCAGACGTGGATACCACGGATGGACAACTGGTTATCGAGGTAAAATGGCATTTACACAAACACAACTCGACGCGCTGGAAGCGGCAATCGCGGCAGGAACAATTGAGGTTCGGGTGGGCGATAAGCTGATTCGTTACCAGTCGACCCGCGAGATGATCAGCGCACGCGATCTGATCCGCAATCAATTAAATCTGCAAGCACAGACGCAGGGAAGCCGCGCCAGCTTTGCATCATTCACGAAGGATTAATATGTGGTTGGATGATTTCATAGGCGTGTTTTCGCCGCAATCCGCATTGAAGCGTAAGCACTCACGTCTTGCGCTGGAGATGATGGAACGCAGCTATGACGGCGCAAAAACTGGAAGGCGGATTGATGATTGGATCACCACCAACTCGTCGTCCAACACCGAGATTTATGGCGCAGGCTCGATGCTCCGCAACCGCGCCCGCGATCTGGTGCGGAATAATTGCTATGGCAGCAAGGCGATTGAGATTTTTGTCGGCAACGTCATCGGAACTGGCATCAATCCTCAAGCAAACACTGGCTCTGATGCACTTGACGCACAAATCATGGCGGCGTGGGAAAAATGGCATCCAAACTGTGATTCCGATGGTGACCTTGATTTCAGCGGCATGCAGGCAATGGTTGCCCGTAGCATGTTTGAAAGCGGCGAATGTTTTATACGCTTCCGTGACCGCACTTCCGAAAGTGGACTGGCAGTTCCGCTGCAGTTACAGGTGTTGGAAGCAGATTTCCTTGATGTGAGCCGCAATACTCCCGTGAGTAACGGCAATTATATCCGCCAGGGTATTGAGTTTGATTCTGAAAACCGCCGTGTTGCTTACTGGCTGTGGCCGCAGCACCCTGGTGAAAATAACTACATGCGCTTTTCCATGCAAAGCGTGCGCGTGCCTGCTGAACAGGTGCTGCATATTTTTCGTAAGCTGCGCCCAGGACAAATCAGAGGGGCTACCGCTTTTGCGCCAGCGATGGTGCGTATGCGCGACCTTGACGGATACGATGATGCAGAATTGTGGCGCAAGAAAATTGAGGCATGCTTTGCCGCTTTCGTCGTGCAGAACGGCGGTCAGGACGGCCCGATTGTTGGCAACATACTGACGAAGAACTCAAGCGGCACTACAGGAATTGCTTCCTCTCCTCAAAAAGTGGAGGAATTCCGCCCAGGCATGATTGAATATCTGCAGCCTGGTGAAGATATTCGCTTCGGCAATCCTGCCAGTGACGGTAATTATGAATCCTACGAGCGCGTGCAGCTGCATGCAATTGCTGCTGGGCTTGGAGTCACTTACGAGCAGCTGACGGGTGATCTCAGTCAGGTGAACTACAGCAGCCTTCGCGCGGGATTGCTTGAATTCCGCCGCCTCGTTGAAACTATCCGCGAGCATGTGCTGATTCCCAAGCTGTGCAACCCAGCATGGCAACGATTCATCGACCGCGCCTATGTTGCTGGCCTAATTTCCAAGCAGGATTATCGGGTAACATGGACTGCGCCAAAATTTGAGATGATCGATCCGCTCAAAGACGCGCAGGCCGATACGCTGATGATTCGTAACGGCACATTGTTGCTCGAGGATGCAATTGCCAGCCATGGGTATGACCCTAAAAAGCAACTGCAGAAAATTGCTGACTCAAATCAACGTCTTGATGATCTGAAAATCATTCTGGATAGCGATCCGCGCCAAACCGCCAAAAGCGGTCAGGTACAGGTTGTGCCTAACTCTGACAACAATACGGACACAAAACAATGAACGAAATCACCACAGTAAACCTGCCGTTGCAAATGCGGCAGGCAAGCCTTGCTGCGCCCGATGCAGCCGACAGTCGCGTCTTTGACGTGATCTTCACAACGGGTGCGACCGTCCGCCGCTACAGTTTTCTCAATGATGAAATCTACGATGAAGAACTGGTGGTGGGTAAAAGCAATGTGCGCCTTGAACGTCTTAATGGCGGTGCGCCAGTGCTTGATACCCATGATGACCTGTCACTCGATAGCGTAATCGGCGTGGTGATGACAGGAAGTGCTCGCATCGACGGCGGCGTTGGTAAAGCCCAGATCAAAATCGATGACGGCGCGGAGTCGGAGTCCATTCTCCGAAAAATCCGTGACGGAATTATCAGAAACGTCAGCGTGGGCTATCGCGTCCACAAATACGAGGTCATCCGCGAAGATGGCAAGGTGCCGATTTACCGAGCCGTCGACTGGGAACCTTACGAAATTTCACTGGTGCCAATACCTGCTGACGCTGGTGCCAGTATCCGAAAATCTTCTCGCAGCTTCCCCTGCGAGGTGATGCAACCCCAACCTATGGAGAATAAAACTATGACTGACATTGAAACTACCCCGCAGGAGCCGACTCCTGTGGAAACCCCTGCAAATCCTGCTGCCGTTCCCCCTGTGGCACCGCAGCCTGATGAGCAGAACACTGAAACGCCAGCCGCACCAGAAGATGGTGTGCAGGCGGAACGCTCTCGAGTGCTGGAAATCCAGAAAATCACCCGCGCTGCAAAGCTGTCAGAAAATCTTGCGTTACGCATGATTAATGACGGCACGCCGATTAAGAAAGCACGCAAAGTGGTGCTGGATGAATTGGCACGCAAAGGCAATGAGGCTGGTGAAATCCGTCCGCACATCACGATTGTGCGCGATGAAATGGACAGCGTTCGTGCCATGGCAGAAAATGCGCTGCTTCACCGCCATTCCCCTCAGCTTTATAAGCTCGATGACGGTGCGCGTGAATATCGTGGCATGACCCTGATGGAAATCGGACGCGATATTCTCAAACGCCGTGGCGTTGATACTCGCGGTCTTTCTAAATCGGAAGTCGCTGGTTCTATGCTTGGCTTGGAAACTCGCGGTGGTCTTCACTCGACCAGTGACTTTGCCAACATTGTGCTGAACGTAGCAAATAAAACGCTGCGCCAAGCCTATGAAGCCGCGCCACAAACCTTCAAACCATTTGCCCGTCAGGTGACTGCGCCCGACTTCAAAACCATTGCCCGCATCCAGCTGGGTGACGCACCAACGCTCGATAAAATCAATGAATCGGGCGAGTTCAAGCGTGGTACGGTGAGTGATGGTAAAGAGCAATATGCTCTGGCTACCTACGGCAAAGTGGTTGGTATCAACCGCCAGACCATCATCAATGATGACCTCGGTGCTTTTACCCGATTGCCAGAAATGTTCGGTCGTGCCGCTGCTGATTTACAGAGCGATACGGTGTGGAGCATTATCACCAGCAACCCTGCCATGGGTGACGGCACAACGCTTTTCCACGCCAACCATGCCAATCTTTCTGGCACGGCTGCAGCGATTAACGTTGCCTCACTGGGTGAAGCGCGTGCTGGTATGCGTAAGCAGAAAGGTTTGAACGGACGCTTCATCAACATCATGGCGAAGTATCTGATCGTGCCTGCTGCGATTGAAACCGTTGCCGAGCAGTATGTCACTCAAACCAACATCATCTACACCAAGAACAGCGATTATAACCCGTTTGCCAATAAGCTGCAGGTTATTGCTGAACCGCGTTTGGATGCTTCTTCGTTGATCTCCTGGTATCTCGCGGCCGATCCTTCACAGATCGACACCGTTGAGTATTGCTTCTTGGAAGGTCAGGAAGGCGTTTACTTGGAAAGCCGCCTTGGCTTTGACGTAGACGGTTTGGAACTGAAAGCACGCCTTGATTTTGCTGCCAAAGCAATCGACTGGCGCGGCTTCTGGAAAAACCCAGGCGCATAATCCTTGCCACCAATCACTCTACACCAGCGGCTTTTGGCCGCTTTTTTATTATCTAACTCACGGAGAAAACTATGAAGAACTTTTTACAAGAAGGCAGAACCATTACCCTGCCAGCACCTTATGCCCTTACGTCTGGTCAGGGTTTGCTGGTGGGTTCTATTTTCGGCGTTGCATCCGCAGATGCGGCAATCAGTGCCGATGTGGAAACTTTGCTGGAGGGGGTGTTTACCCTTACCAAAGCGACAGGCGCGGCATGGACGCAAGGGCAGCTTATCTACTGGGATAATGCCGCCAGAAACTGCACCACCACCGTTGCCACCAACAAGCTGATCGGCGTGGCAACTGCTGCAGCCCTCACGGGTGACACAGTCGGCAACGTGCGCCTCAACAATGCATTCATCAGCTAATGAGCGCGTTTGACACAGCGATGCAGGCACTTTTCGCCGATGGCAATCTTGGGGTTGCAGCCACTTATCTTCCCTTGCAGGGAACGAATAAGTCGGTTCGTGTCATCACGAAAGCACCTGATGTGTACCAACAAGTCGGGCAATCCATCATCGAAACCCCAAGTTTTGTGCTTGAGGTGCAGGTTGTGGATTGTCCCGCGCTTGTGCAGGGTGATCGTTTCCAGATCGGTGCGAATATTTACACCGTTCAGGGCGAGCCGCGCAAAGACTCTGTTGGCCTGACATGGGAGGTGGATTGCTATGCGTCTTGATGCAGCCATACATGGGAAGCTCCATGAATTTATGGCGGCGGAAGCGGAAGCAGCAAAAGCCGCTGTTACCAATGCGGTGAAAGAAGTTGGCAATAATATCAAGCAGGAACTCAGAGCCCAGGTAGAGTCTGCTGGTCTTGGCAAAGGCGTAGCGAATGCGTGGAGATTACAGTTATTTCCGAAGGGAAAGAACTCCCTCAATGCTGCTGCTTATGTGAAAACCAAAGCACCAAATATCATTTACGCTTTTGCTTATGGCGTGACGATAAAAAGTGAAAAAGGTTTTTATCTGGCGATACCAACCGCAGCTGCGCCCAAAAGAGGCACGGATGGAAAGCGGATTAACCCGTCGAATTTTCCTGAATTTGCACTTGGAAAACTGCGCTTTGTCTATCGCCCTACAGGATTTTCCCTGCTGGTGGTGGATGATGTACGCGCACGCATTGGCAAGCGCGGTGGCTTTGCTAAAGCCAGCAGTTCGGCAGTGGCCAAAGGACGCACGGCAACAGCCGTGATGTTTATTCTGGTGCCACAAGTCAGCTTGCGAAAACGTCTCGATATTGAGGCTGTTGTTAATAAATGGGGCTCACAGACCGCGCAGCTGGTTCTGAATAACTGGCCGGAGGTAAAGATTCATGACTAGCATGAGAGAACAGGTAATTTCACGTTTTTACACCAAGTTAAAAACGCTGGAAACGACACAGGTCAAAGTATATCGCAACCTTGATAAGCCACAGAAAGTGACCACGGGTGGCATTATTATTTTGCGCGATGGATCGGCAGAAGATCCCGAAGTATTCCTGTCCCCCGTTACTTATATCTTCGAGCATCTGGTGACGCTGGAAGTCATGGTGCAAAACCCAGATTCGGCCACCAGAGATGCATCGCTGGATGCGCTTCTGGTATCAATCGGGAACATCATAAATGCCAACCGCACCATGGATGGTCTGGCCGAATGGGTGGAATCCCATGTTCCTGAATTTACTGAAGATGCAATCGAAGGTGCAGCCACGGTACGTTTAGCCACCGTGCAGGTGATGATTCGCTTCTTCACAACCGATCCGCTTAATTAAACTCAAACCAATAAGGAGACTACTATGGCACGTTCCTACGGGACGGCAGCGCAGCTGCTTGTCTTAAAAGAAAGCACTTACGGCACACCGCCGTCAGGCAACTATGAAAAAATGTCCTTTTTCTCAAGCTCTATCGGCGCAGAACAACCGCTGATCAGTGACCCGCTGCTGGGGCTTGGACGCGAACCGCGTGCGCCGTTCCGCGACATCATGAAAGCCGATGGCGATCTGGTGGTAGCGGTAGAACCACGTGATTTTGGCCGTTGGCTACAATTCCTGATGGGCGCGTCCACCGATGCTGGCGTTGCCGCAACTGGCTTTATCACCTTCACGGCAAACCCTTCTGCTGGTCATACCATCACCTTAAATGGCGTGGTGTGGACGTTTGTGGCAAGTGGCGCGACGGGTAACCAGACCAATATCGGTGCAAACCTTAATGCCACGCTTACGCAGCTGGCAACCGACCTTAACGCCTCGGTCAATGCTGGCTTAACGCCTGCAAGCTATGCCAATGGCGGCGGCACAAAACTGAACGTCACTTACAAAACCACGGGTGCAGCAGGCAACGCATTTACGCTTGTCTCTGGTAATGCCAACGGTGTGGTGAGTGGCGCAACCCTTTCTGGTGGCGGTTTCACCCACACCTATATCAGTGGCGCGGCAACCTTGCCGTCCTTCACGGCGGAAGTCGGGCATTTGAACGTGCCTGCCTATTTCGTGAATACTGGCTGCGTGCTGGGTTCAATGGATATGGATTTCCAGCGCACGGGCGGTGCGAAAGCCACGCTCAAAGTCATGGCGCAGGGTGAAACCTTGAACACCACGTCAGGCGGCGGCACACCGACCACGCGCATTTACAAACCATTCAGCCAGTTCAACGGATCGATTCTGCGTAATGGTGTGGCACTCGCTAACGTCACTGGCGCAAAATTCACCTATTCGAACGGATTGCAGACCGTGCCGAATCTGCGTCCCGATGCGCTGATAGATGCGATTGATCCTACGCTGATCACCATCAACGGCAGTATCGATCTGCGCTTTGCCGATACCTTACTGCTGAGTGACGCCATCAATGGAAGTCCGATTGAGGTGCAGTTGCAATACCAGTTCCCAGGACTCGACGGAAATAACTTCCTACTCAACTGGACATTCCATTCTGTCTACCTACCGCGCCCGAAAATGCAAATCAGCGGACCAGGTGGTGTGCAGGCCAGCTTCAACTGGCAAGCCGCATACAGCGATGCCCTTTCCAAATCTGCCACCGTAACCCTTAAAAATGATGTGAGTGTTTATGCTTAAACTTAACCTGAAAACCGAACCCTACTGGATTGACCTGCCTGGAACTGTGCGGGTCAAAGTAAAACCCGTCAGCACAGCATTAATGAGTGCCGCCCAGGCATCTGCCACCGCTGTTTACAATACGCTTGTGGAGCGCGGTGAAACAAATGTGGACGATGATGCTCTTCGCAAAGGACTCAGTGAAAGTTTGCTGGTCAAAGCACTGGGCAAGTTTGCCATTATCGAATGGGAGAATGTGTTCAAAGCAGATGGTTATGCTCCCGCCGAACTCAATGATGCAAATATCGAGCAGTTGCTTGATTTTTGGGTAATTGCAGATGAATTTCTTAAGCAATATGTCAGCCAGATCAACTTGGTAAAATCCGAGGGAAACGTATCCGCGCCCGCTGCGAATGGCACTTTGGAGACGGTGCCAACTACTGTCACCAGTGCAAGTTAGCGGGCGCTTCATGCGCCAAGGGTGAAGCGGTCGATGGTGAACGCTGCCCTTATCTTGAAAATGAACCACAAAGCCTTGCTGGCTGGCAGTTGTGGGACTTGATCTGCAAGTATGAGAGCCAGGTGCGTTTTACCCCAACGGGTGTGGTGGGTGTTGACGCAGCCACTCTCATCAAAATTGCCGAGCTTCTCGGCTACGACCTTTACCCTTTTACCCTGCTGTTGCCATACGCTGAAAGCGGCATGGTCACTGGCATTAACAGTCATCGCAATAGTGAAGAAACATGACCGCAGTACAAAACATTGCTATCCGCGTTGCTTTTGAAGGAGGAGATAAAGCCGAGCGCGACATGAAGCAGCTGGGCGATTCGGGTGAGCGTGCCATTAAAAAAATCCACGATGCCACGCAGCCAGCAAGCCAGGGATTGGAAATCCTCCATGGTGTCATGCATGAGGTAAACGGCGTATTTGAGCAGTTTGCTGAACATGGTGGCGCACTCGGGCGCATCCTCGGTGAGATCGGCCCCGCAGGTATTATGGCAGCGGCGGGTATTGGTGCGCTTGTCTTTGAAATCCACCATGCGGTTGAAGCGGCAGAGGAATTTAACCAGGCGCAGCGCAGGTTGGAGGCGATACTTAAAGCCACTGACGGCGCAGTTGGATTGAGTAAAAAAGAACTCACTGAGTTTTCTGAAGAAATGGCGCACAGCACGCTGCTCACCTCGGAAAACTTCCAGCAGATAGAATCGGTGCTGCTCACGTTCCGCCATGTCCATGGTGACACATTCAAGGAAGCCACCAAGCTGACAGCCGATTTATCGGATGTGTTTCAAAAGGATTTCACCTCGGCAGCGCGATCACTCGGGCAAGCCTTGGATGATCCGATCAATGGGCTGGATAAACTCGCCCGCGCCAATGTGCGCCTATCGGAAGGTCAGAAAGAAGAAATCAAGGCTCTCGCCCAATCTGGGCAGATGCATGAAGCGCAGGCCAAGATTTTAGAGTATGTCGCTGGCAAATTGGGTGGCACGGCGGAAGCACAAAATCAGGGCGTGACTGGTGCTACCAAGCATTACAAGGAATCGCTCGAAGAACTGCAACGCGCTATCGGGCAGAATATCGAAGATTCCAAAGTCTATGAAGGCATACTGAATGGGCTGACTTCCGTGTTCAAAAGTTTGCGGGAACAGGTGCGCCCGCTCGCTGACGAGGAGCTTGCCGACCTCGATAAACGCATGAAGATGATGCAGGGCTTCGGCAGCGATAAACTCTTGTTCGGGCTGGTCGATAACCCGTTTTATACCCAACTGAAATCCCGTCGCAGCGAACTGGAAGCGGAGCTTGCCAAAGATGAAGCCGATAAGGCTGCTGCGCGTGACAAGGCAAAAAAAGATGAAGCGCAGGCAAGTGCGGATGCATTGCTGGGCATTGAAAAAGAACTCAATAAGAAAATCCGCGAGGAAACTCAGACTGAGCGTGACAAAATCATCTCCGAAACGGACGCGTTTAAGCAGCGCATCCGTGGTCAGCTGCTCAGTGATGGAAGCAATAAGGATGATGTCGAGCAGCGTGTTGCGCTGGCTGATAAGCTCAAAAACATTGAGTTGGATAAGGTTAACGCAAAAGAAGCCGAGGAAGCAAACAAGCTCGCTGAGGCAAATACGAAAGTTGTTGAAAGCCTGCAAAAACGGCTGCGCGTAGAGCAGCTGAAGCAAAGGCAGGATGGTGGACGCTCTGCCTTCGTGCAGGGAGAGCTTGATAAACTCAATGAGAATGCCACGCCTGCCGATAAAAAAGCTGCGGGCAACCTTGCTGGGCAGATATTCGATCAGCAGCAATTCCAAAAGGCAGCCGATGCACGCCAGCAGGCCATCAAGAAAATCAATGATGAGGTGCTGCGTACCAAGCCATCGTTTGATGTGGCGAAGCAGGCTCTTGACCAGTGGAAAGACAACCTCATCAAAGACCTGGGTGGTGCAACGGAGGAAAATCAGAAATACATCGCGTTGATTGAGCAGATTTACACCGTGCGCCTGAAGGAGATTTACTACAAATCCCAACTCGACAGCGACAAATGGGCGGATGGCGCGGCGCGTGGACTGAAAAAATACGCTGATGAAGCCACCAATGCGGCCAAAAACTCCGAGCGCGTATTCAGCAACGCTGCCAATAAAATTGAGGATTCGCTGGTGGACATGGTTTCAACAGGTGAATTCAGCATGAAAAAGCTGGGCGATGTCGTGCAATCTATCGAGCAGGATATTTTGCGCTCTTTCATTCGTGAGAATATCACGGGGCCAATCGCCAGTGGGTTAAGCAGTATCCTTGGCGGTGGTGCTGGTGGTGCATCGTCGGGCGGCGGAGGCATATTCGGAAGCCTTTTTTCCAGCATCTTCCATGAGGGCGGCATTGTGGGTGAAACCATGACGGCAGGTCGTTCCTTACCAGCCTTTGCCTTTGCGGGTGCGCCACGCTTTCATAACGGGCTGATGCCTGATGAATTCCCAGCAATCCTGCAAAAAGGTGAAACCGTCATCCCACGCAACAAGAAAATGGGCGGCATGAATGTCACCTTCAATATCTCCACGCCGAACGCACAGAGCTTCATGGATTCCAAAGGGCAGATCATGTCGAAATTCGCTGGTGAGATGCAACGCCATAAAGTGAGGAACGGATAATGCCAGCATTTCATGAAGTACAATTTCCGCCAAAAATCGCCTATGGCGCAAGCGGCGGCGCAGAGTTTAATACCAGTATCAGCACCACTTTCGGCGGCTTTGAGCAGCGCAATGTCAACTGGCAGAAAGCGCGTGGTCGCTGGGATGTGTCCACTGGCATTAAAATCAAATCCGATATGGATACGGTGATTGCCTTCTTCCGCGCCCGCTTTGGCAAAGCCTATGGCTTCCGCTTCAAGGATTGGAGTGATTACCAGGGCGTTGGTCAAACAATCGGCACTGGCAACGGCACGATCACCGCATTTCAGATTACCAAAACCTATACCAGCGGCAGCTACACTTACGTTCGTGAAATCAAAAAGCCCGTCGCAGGCACAGTGAAAATCTACCTGAACGGTGTGCTGCAAAGCTCGGGCTACACGCTCGACACAACCACAGGGTTGGTGACGTTCACTGCCGCGCCTGGGGCTGGCGTAATCGTCAGCAGTGACTTTGAATTTGATGTGCCTGTGCGCTTTGACACCGATGCGCTGGCTGTGCGTGCCGATGCGCCTGGTGTGTTTGTGTGGGACTCAATCCCCATTGTGGAGACCAGAATATGAGAACAGCTTCAAGCAACATGACCGCCCATCTGGCGGGTGAAGTCACCAGCCTTGCCATTTGCTGGCAGTTGACCCTCGTGGGCGGAACGGTGATGGGATTTACCGATCACACCTCCGATCTCACCATCAGCAGCGTGCTGTATAAAGCCGCAACGGGATTTTCGCCCACCAGCGTCGAAACCAAAGATAAATTCAGCGTCGATAATCTCGACGTGGCAGGAATCCTTGATGCAGCTTCAATAACAGAAGTTGACATCATGGCTGGCAAATATGACTTTGCCGAAATCCTGATTTTCATGGTGAACGTCACCGACCTCACGCAGGGCATTATCACCCACAGACGCGGCTGGCTGGGTGAAGTCAGTTTGAAAAACGGTCAGTTCGTCGCCGAGGTGCGCGGGCTGGCGCAAAAGCTACAGCAGAACATCGTCGAGCTTTTTTCTCCTACTTGCCGCGCCGTGTTCGGCGACACCCGCTGCAAAGCCAATCTTGCCAGTTACACGGTGGGCGGCACGGTCAACACCATCACAAGCCGTCAGGTGTTTATCAGCACCGCTATGACGCAAGCGGCTGGGTATTTCTCCGGCGGGGAAATCCAGTGGCTTACTGGCGCAAATGCTGGGCGGCGCATGGAGATCAAGCAATTCGGGAACACACAGTTCACGCTGGTGCTTCCCATGCCTAACAATGTGGCGGTGGGTGACACGTTCAACGCCATTGCTGGGTGTGACAAAACCATCGGCACTTGTGCCAGCAGATTCAATAACGCCGTCAATTTTCGCGGTGAGCCTTACGTTCCAGGCATGGATAAAATGCTCGCCACCTCAGCAACTTCCAATGATTTACAAACAGCATGACCTACGCAGATACCATCATAACCCAAGCCCGCACTTGGCTCGGCACGCCGTTTCACCATCAGGCGCGGCTTAAAGGCAAAGGCTGCGACTGCCTCGGCTTAATTGTCGGAGTGGTCGATGAATTGGGGCTGAAGGACAAGTTCGGCCAGCCGCTTTCTGGCTATGACGAGGTGACCTATTCAAAAGAGCCGAATGGCGAATACTTGATGCAGAAACTCACCGAATTGCTTGATGAAGTGCCGATCACCGAGGCGCAAGCTGGTGATCTGGCATTGTTCACCGTGCGCGACAATCCACAGCACATGGCATTTTTAACAAATTACGAAGCAACGCTGGGAATGATTCATTCCTACGCACCAGCGCGACGGGTGGTGGAGCACCGCCTCGATGATGACTGGAAATCAAGACTTGTGAAGGTATTCAGATGGCAGCCATAGTTCTCGCAGCTGCGGCAAGCTCTGCCGCTACATCACTCGGTGCAGGCACTTTTTTTGCCGCCGTGGCAGGTGGTGCGGGTGGATTCCTTGGCGGATAAGTTGACCGTGCCATTTTCGGCGGAGGCAAAGCGCATATCAATCAGGAAGGCTCACGCCTGACTGATTTGATGGTGCAGACTTCCACTTACGGCAAAGCAATCCCGCTGGTTTACGGCAGTTCGCGCATCGCAGGAAACATTATCTGGTCGCGCCCCATTCAAGAACATGTGACCACTACCACGCAATCCTCTGGTGGCGGCAAAGGTGGTGGCGGTGGCGGCGGCGTGGAAACGACCACCACCAGCTACACCTACACGGCCTCGGTAGCGGTTGCGATCTGCTCTGGTGCGATCACGGAAGTGGTGCGCGTGTGGGCAGATTCCAAGCAGCTTGACCTCACGCAGGGTAGTTACACCCTCTATCTGGGCGATGAAGCGCAACTGCCTGACACTTATATTTCCTCATTCTCACCAGCTGGGCAAACGCCAGCTTATCGCGGCATGGCCTATGTGGTGATTAAGGATTTCCCGTTGGCAGATTACGGAAATCGTATCCCGAACTTTACCTTTGAAGTTCGGCGGACGATGAAGAAGCCGAACGACCTTGAGGATAAAATTAAGGAAATCACGATCATCCCTGGGGCGGGTGAATATGTCTATGACACGGTGGTACAGGAAAAAACCACTGGTCAGACAGACGTAAACAACAACTTCGTGCAGGCGGGCAAGGTCAGTAAAATCAACCTGAACAACCTCAGCAATAAAGCCGACATGCTGGTGGCACTAGATAATCTCAAAGCCACACTGCCGAATATTCAATGGGTATCCGTTGTCGTGAATTGGTTTTCTGACTCAGTGAACCCTGCGACGATGCTCATCAAGCCAGCGGCGGAGTTTAACGGCCAGGGAGCGCGTGTTGCGCCTGATGATTGGGCGGTGGGTAGCTTCACCCGCAGTAATGCGCACCAGATTCTGGTGTTCGGGGACGGTTCGCCCACTTACGGCGGCACGCCGACCGATAAAAGCATCCTTCGCTTGTGCCAAGAACTCAAAAACCGTGGCTATAGCGTGCTGCTTTATCCGATGGTGCAGGTGGATACTATCACCCCACAAAGCAAGCCGTGGCGCGGGCGGATTACGCCCACCAGCAGCAGCGATGTCACCACCTTCTTTACCAGCACTTACGGCTATAATAATTTCATCACCTATTATGCCAACATGCAGGTGGGCGGTGTTTACCTGAAAAATTACATCGACGGATTCATGATCGGTTCGGAACTGGTGGGGCTTACCACCTATGCCAGCGGCACAGGAGTATTTCCTGCCGTGACGCAGTTAAAGAGCCTCGCGGCAACGGTTAAAACCGCCGTGGGCAGCGGCGTAAAAGTTATCTACGGTGCAGATTGGAGCGAATATCATTCGACAGGCGGCTGGTATCATCTCGATCCGCTGTGGTCGGATAGCAATATCGACATCGTGGGTATTGATTGCTATTTCCCGCTCACGCCCGACCTGCCGCAAAGCCAGATTGACTATAACGCCGTCTATGCTGGCTGGACGAAAGACGAAGGGTGGGATTATTTCTGGGACGGCACGCGCACCACAAAAACCAATTACAGTGGTGCGACCTATGCCTGGAAGAACGTAAAAAACTGGTGGACGACGACTCACACCAACCCCAACGCTACCACTACGGCTTGGACAGCACGCATGAAGCCTGTGTGGTTTACCGAATTCGGTATGCCTTCGGTGGATGGCTGCGCCAACCAGCCCAACGTGTTCATTGACCCTGATTCAGTGGAAAGTTTCTACCCTCGCGGCTCGCGCGGACGGGTGGATTTTCTGGCACAGCGCACGGGGCTAGATGCCTCGATTGATTTCTTGAATGCCCAGAACGTCACCGAAGCAAACCTGATTCCGCGCAAGTTTATCTGGACGTGGGACGCACGGCCATTCCCGTTCTTCCCCGATCTCGGATCGGTATGGGCGGATGGTGGCAACTGGAAAACGGGTCACTGGATACAAGGCAAGCTGGGGCTTTCCAGCCTTGGACAGATCGTCGCTGATCTGCTGAAACTGGTGGGCTATGACAGCACCATGTACGATACCAGCCGTTTGACCGATATTGTCACTGGTTTCATTATCACCAATCGGCAAACGGTTCGCTCCTGCCTTGAGCAGCTGGCAACCGCTTACTTCTTCGACATGGTGGAATCGGATGGGCTGCTGAAATTTATCAAGCGCGGCAAGGTTTCCAGCACCACCATCGATTTTACCGAACTGGTGGTACAAGACAGTCAGGGCGATGCGCTCACTATCACGCGCACGCAGGAACTGGAACTGCCGCGCCAGGTGGATGTGATTTATCTGAACCGCACTGCGGATTATCAGGCTGGCACGCAATCCTCGCAGCGGCAAACGGTGAAGGCGGTGGATTACGCCACCGTCAATCTGCCGATTGTTCTGACGGATCAGGAAGCCAAAGTGGTGGCTGACGTGACTCTTTACAATGCATGGGTGGGGCGCGTGACCTATCAATTCACCGTATCACCCAAATATGCGCTGCTTGAGCCGACCGACATTATCACTATCACCAAGGACGGCGCGGCCTATCTCATGCGCCTGAATTCCACCAAGCTGGTGCGAAACGGCGTGCAGGAAATCACGGCGGTGGCGGAAGATGTGTCATCCTATGACTTTTATAATCCTGCTGGCACGAGCACGCCAAACATCCAGCCGCCGAGCACTATTTCTGCAACGAGGCTGGAACTGCTTGATCTGCCTGCATTCCCCACGGACGGCATTACCGATGCTTATCTGCGCTATGGCGTGGTGGGTCTGGGTGGCGATTGGTCAGGATCGGCCGTGTATCGCTCGGACGATGGCGGTGCAAACTATGCGCTAATGCAGTCACTTACAGCACAGGCAACGCTTGGCTCAGTGCTGAACGTGATTCCCGTCGGCAGCATTTACACCTGGGATAATGCCAGCACTATCGACGTGCTGCTGACATTCGGCCAGCTGCAGAGCGTGACAGACATAGCCGTGCTGAATGGCGCGAATGTCTGTGTTGTCGGCAGTGAAATCATCCAGTTCCAATATGCGACCTTGCTCGACACCAATAAATATCGCCTGAGCGGTCTATTGCGCGGGCGGCTGGGTACGGAATGGGCGGTTAGCGGTCATGCAGCGGGAGAACGGTTTATCCTGCTCACAAACGCCGTTGCGCGGGAATTAATGGCATCCTCTGGCTGGGGCATTTCCAAGAAGTTCAAGCCAGTAACTATTGGCTCGACGCTGGGGGCGACCACGGCGCAGGATTATGCGTATGCGGCAAAGGCACTCAAACCTTATTCGCCGGTGCATATCGTGGGTTCACGCAGTGCCGGTGATCTCACCATCAACTGGAAGCGGCGCACGCGCATCGGTGGTGACTGGCGCGACGGCGTGGACGTGCCGCTTTCCGAGGAATCGGAACGCTACGAGGTGGATATTATGAGTGGCGTGACGGTGAAACGCACCATCACCGGCCTGACATCGCCCACTGCCAGCTACACCTCCGCGCAGCAAGTCACTGACTTCGGCTCGGCGCAAAGCAGCATCACCGTCAATGTGTATCAGCTTTCAGCTGCGGTCGGGCGCGGCGATGCAGGCAACGCCACAATTTAACTTTTAACCAACGGATCATCTTATGCCAAACACCACTAATCGGGTGAAGCTACCCTATATTCTGCAATCACAATCGCAGAAGGAGGTCACCCACAATAGCGGCCTCGACTTGATCGACGCATTGCTACAAGCGGCAATGGTGAGCGTGGGGGTTAATACGCCCCCAGGCTCGCCGCTCGCGGGTGATAGCTACATCGTCGGCACGTCACCCACGGGCGCATGGGCAGCACAAGCCAAGGCTCTCGCATTTTACACCACCGCCTGGAACTTCATTGCGCCCTGGGAAGGGCTGACGGTGTGGGCAAATGATGTGAACCTGCTCTACACCTATGATGGCGCGGCCTGGGTGCTGACAGTGAATCCCACTTCATTTCAGAACCTCACCATGCTTGGCGTGAACACCTCCGCAGACGCTACCAATAAATTCGCGGTGGCCAGTAGTGCCATATTGCTGAATCACATCGGCGGCGACATGCAGGTGAAGATTAACAAGAATGCTGCGGGCAATAAAGCGAGCTTCCTATTTCAAAACGGCTTTTCCGGCCGTGCAGAGTTCGGGCTGCTGGGCGACGACAATTTCACTCTCAAAGTATCGGCGGATGGTTCGACGTTTTTCAATGCGCTGAAAATGCTGGCTGGCAGTGGGCGCACCGCTCTCAAGGCCAACGCTTCGGGATTAAGCGCGGCAGGCACCACGCAGGGAACAGCTACCGCCATAACCAACCAGACCAATGAATTTACCACCGTGGCAGCAAGCAGCGGCGCGATCCTACCATCGCCTGAGCAAGGTGAATTCATCTTCGTAGCGAACGCTGGGGCAAACGCCATGAACGTCTATCCCGCGACGGGTCACACCATCAATGCACTGGCGGCAAACACAGCGTTTTCTCTGGCGGCAGGAAAGAACGCCATGTTTTGGGCTGCCACCGCGAGCAAATGGTACGTCAACCTGACTGCCTGATTTTTAACCATCTATATCAACCGCCACCGCCCTCTGAGGCGGTTTTTTTATGCCTGGAGGACAGCATGACCCAAGAACAAGAAGCCCAACATCTCGATACGCACGTTGCCGTGTGCGCCGAGCGTTACAAAGCCCTCGAGCAACGGCTCGACCGCATTGAGCGGATTGTCTGGTGGTCGTCCACCATGCTGATGACGGGCATGGGCGGTGTCATTTTCAAACTTATGACCATGAAGGGGGCGTTATGATTACACTACTCGGTTCACTGCTGGGCTTCATTAGCTCCACTTTCCCAGACCTGCTCAAGCTATTCCGCGATGCTTCCGACAAGAAGCATGAGATCACGCTGCTGCAAATGCAGATGGATTTTCAGGCGCAGGGACATCAGGAGCGGCTGGAAGAAATCAACACCAACGCCGATATTGCTGAAAGCGAAGCCCTCTACAAAACCTACACCACTGGCATAAGCTGGGTGGATGCGCTCAACGGCACGGTGCGCCCAGTCATCGCCTATAGCTTCTTTATCCTCTACGCCGCTGTGAAAATCATGCACTACAGCGCGGATTTGCCTTGGCTGCTGTGGACGGAAGATGACCAGGCGATCTTCGCAGGCATCATCAGCTTCTATTTCGGCCAGCGTGCCATGAGTAAGCTGCGGAGCGGAAAATGAGGCATGTCACAGAAGACGGCATTGCCCTGATTAAGCGTTTCGAGAGCTTCGCCTCAAAGATTTACATCTGCCCCGCAGGCTATCCCACCATCGGTTATGGGCATGTGGTGAAGGCGCAGGAGCGGTCTTTATTCAGAGATGGCATTGACGATGCACAGGCTATCGAGCTTTTGGAAAAGGATGTGGCATCCGCCGAGCGTGTGGTGTTGCGGTTTATCACCGTGCCGCTAACCGACGGGCAGTTCGACGCATTGGTATCCTTCACCTTCAATCTGGGCAGCGGTGCGCTCCAACGCTCTACACTCCGCCGCAAGGTGAACCGTGAAGAGCATGCGGATGTACCAGCCGAGTTTATGAAATGGGTGTGGGCTGGTGGGCGAAAGCTCAAGGGATTGGTCAAGCGTAGGGCAGCAGAGGCAGCTATTTATGCTTCCTAAAGGTCTAACTTACTCACCAAAAATTCTGATTTTAAAGACGTAAGGCTGCGGTTTGATGTAATCACGTTGTGAGGTATCAAAAGGTAATACCATGGCTTATTGCCATTCTTGACAGCATCCTCTGTTGCGTGGCGACACCATTTGATCGCGGCTCTTGCTTTTGCCAGGACATCGTCATCTTTCATTTCAGACGCCATTTTCGGCTCACAGATTAGCTTCTCCGTCTTTGTTTCAACCACAAAGTCTGGGTTATACGCAATCCCGTCCTTGTATTCGATTTTGAATACACCTGGTGCAGGCTTCATCCACTTCAGTACGCTATCATCATCTTCTAGAAGAGCAGCAAAACGTAATTCTCCATCGACTGAATCAAATTTCTGGAATGGGTATGCCGCTTTTTTGAAACCAAAGAAAACCATCTTTTTTACATCAGATTTATTCTGGGGAATCTCTCGGAAACTTCTCGGTTTTTCACCATACGGCACTGAGTATGTGACAGGACGCAATAGCGTAAATCCCTGTGTAATTTTTGCCTGATAATCCGTTGGAGTTTCCCAATAATGCTGCATCATTTGAGACAAAACCAAGTCGGTCAATTTTTTCTGATGATACAGCAGAACATTCTCTACTTCTTGTTCATCTTTCAAGTATGCGCGTAGCCGTGCAACCAGCTGTCCAGCCAGCTTATAAATAAGGTCAGCGTGTTCATCATAATCAATTGCATCATGATCAATTAATGATCGGACAATATAGTTCTCAGGCTTGCTTTCACGCTCAAAATTATTATTCCAAGACAGCGTTGTTTTTTGATTAGTCCGCAGTTGGTGAATCAAAATTTCTTCACTCACTGGCTGAAGATTGATGGTGTTCAATCCCTCAAGATCAAAATCCTTAAACCCATAGGTAATCTCTCGGGTAGGAATGAGTACAATATTTGGAATATCTATCGTCAGTTCCGCCAGATTATCGGTAACAGCCTGCACAACCTTGGCAACGTCAGGATGGTCTATAATCCCATCAAGCGTTCCTTGTGACGGGCGCATGATTTCTCTTACTTCATCGGCAATTTTTTTCTGAATTTCAGGCTCTTTCAGTCGTGTGGCACTCTCCAACTTCTCGTATTTCTTTGCCACCTCAAAGGTAATGGCAGCTATCCGCTGATGTTCAGGAGATTGAACGATAGGCGATACCTTGTACGATTCATCGGAGCTTTCCTTGAATCCGCTGAACATAGCCTCCACTACGGAAGGCACTTCCATTATCTGTGGTTTATGAAAACCAATCTCACCACCTTCACCAATTTCAACCGTTTTGCGGATGATGGAGTCAGGATTATTCGCCGCATCAATAATTTTCTGGAACTGGTCGTGGGCAATAATTGTCAGGCGGTCAACAGCTTCAACTCCTGTGCGCTTACCATACGGAAGACGAAGACCGCGCCCAATGGTTTGCTCTGTAAGAATTTCCGAGGCTGATGCACGAAGCGGAACAATCGTATAAAGATTGGTAACGTCCCAGCCTTCTTTCAGTTTATTAACGTGAATCACAATCTCGGTAGGATCGTTTGGATTTTCCACCAACATTAGCTTCTGAATGTTCTCGTCTGCCTCAGTACCCGATTGATTGGAGTGAACTTCAGCAACCTTGCCCTTGTATCTACCTTCGAAAAAACCATCGGATTCAATAACGGCTCTGATCTGTTTTGCGTGATCAGTATCGGTGGCAACCACAAGCATGAAGGGTTTTACCCTGGGCTTGCTGTACTGCCGCGCGTAGACATCTAGTTCTACCTTCACATGCTCGTGGTGGTGAATACCATCTTCCAGTTTTATCCGCTCCAACTGCTCTGGGGCGTTTTTGAATTGCTCGGGATTGAAATCTTTGCGCGTAGCCACCGCAGGGTCTTTAACAAAGCCATCATTCAACGCCTGTGAAAGTGGGTAGTTGAAAATGATATTCTTGAATTCTGACGAACGTGCGCCCACTGATTTTGGAGTAGCGGTAAGCTCAATACCCAGAATAGGCTTCAATTCATTGATGGCAGCTGCCCCAGCCGTTGCACGGTAGCGGTGCGCTTCATCCATGAGCAGGACAAGATCTGGAAGGTTCGATAGGTACTCAAAATAGCTTTCGCCGATATATTCCTGCAGCCGTTTAATTTTAGGGGTGCTGCTCTTGGCTGCACCAGGCTTGTTCTCTGTGGCGTTAATCTTAGAAATATTAAAAATATTGATGTAAGGCGTATCGTCGTGACCGAAGAGATCAACGCCGCGCACACCGATACCAGATTCGTAGTTATCGCCGGTAATCACCACGGGTTGGGCGGTAGCAAACTCAGAAATTCCCTTGAACACATATTTCGGACTTTGCGGTGAGAAATCAGTGACCAGTTTGTCATAAATAGTCAAATTCGGTGCCAGCACGAAGAAGTGCCTGCTTTTCTTTGTGAGGTAGAGATACGCAATAAACGCGCCCATCAGGCGTGTTTTTCCTACACCCGTTGCCAAGGCAAAGCATAATGACGGGAATTCACGCTCAAAATCCTGCACCGATGGGTAGAGGTCTTTTATCACCGCCAAGGCTTGCTCAACGTCAGGGGATTTTGACAGTTCAATCTGCTCGGCGACATTAGCCAGAATCTCAAGAGATTCAGCCTGTGGCTTGCGAAGAGAGAGACGTGCTGTGATGCTGTTTACGGTACGATTCATGCTACGCCTCAATTTCGTCGAATAATGAAGGTGACTTTGAATCGTTCTTCTCTTTTGGTTTTGGCTGAAGGTTGGCTACATTGAGGCTGTAATCATCTTTGCCCCATTCACATTTCGTGAGAACTGCTTGGGGAATTTTACGAATGGTCAGGTTTTCAAATACATCGGCATTTGCCTTAAAAGCCTTACAGCAGATAAAAAGCGTCCGATGCGCCCCAACTTCTTCGCTGAGAGCATTCAATTGATCGTGGGTCAGTACATTAGTAGTGACGTAAATGAAGTCAGTTTCTGATGAGTTACCATGCATCCAGTAATGCTCGGGATTAGGTGCGTAGGTGAATCCCATTAATTTGCACATCGCCTCAGCAAGCATTGCAGGGTTATATTCCTTATTTATAATTGGTTGCCCATATTTATCTTGAGCAATTAGCGATGGAGCCAGATAATGGTAACGGAAGCCGCCGCCACCTTTCCACTCGACCTCTTTTGTAATGCCAGCGGTGTCTTCCCCGCCAATAACTCGAGTCATTCTAGGAATGATGTGAGTATGACAATGCTCGCCAAGCTCAACCATTATCCATCTTCGATTCATTTTATGTGCAACCGCACCTGTTGTCCCAGAGCCAGCAAAAGAATCTAAAATCGTATCTCCTGGGTTTGTTGCTAATTCAATCACGCGCTTCAATAATGCTTCAGGTTTTTTACCATTAGGGAAGCGGACACCACCTTCTTTTGTAAGGTTGTTAAGCGGGAAGCCCTCCCAATAAGTGCCTATTTTTTCCAGCTTCACTAGCCGCCCATTTCTATTAAAGGCAACGTCTTTCAGCCACGCTATTTGATCTCTGTTGTTGCCTTTGTAATAAACAGTTGCCGTCTTACCTTTTGAGCGACCTGAATTCGGAACATAATCAATACTTACAAACTCACCTAAATCTTGAGCCGCTTCCATAACTCTTGTTCTTATTGAGCTTTGTGCGTTTGTATCTCTAAATATTTTATCAAAATATTTAGAGTAAGCCTCTTGCTCCGAAAGATTTTCGTTCCGCATGATTTCGGTTAATGGCTTAACTTCAAACCCTTTGTGAGAATAGATTTTAATCGGATTGCCGCTTCCATCTAATATTTCTCTTTCATATTTCCGCTGGCCGAAACTGGTCACTATTCTCGTGTACTTCCAACTCTTGCCGTTTTCTCGCATCTCTTCAATTAGCTCGAAGAGGTCTTCTTCTTCCTGAACATCGTTGAATTTCTGGAACGCATCAATATTTTTGGCAAAAACCAAAATGTACTCAATGTTCTTCTTTAAACGCTTGTCTTCTCCGCCGCCGCTGGCTCCTGCAGTTTGCTTCATTTTCACGCTAATCTGATTAATGAAGTTTTTTCTTCCGAAGATTTCATCTAGCAGAATTCGGCAATACGCCATTTCATCATCGTTTAGTTGGCAAAAGAAAGTGCCGTCCTCCGACAAAAGTTTTCTTAAAATCGAGAATCTCTCTCTCATTAGAGAAAGCCAGATCGAATGCTCCAAACCATCTTCATAATTTTCAAACGCCTGACCAGTATTGTATGGCGGATCAATGTAAACACATTTGATTTTACCAGTACATTCCTGCTCAAGAGCTTTCAGAGCTAATAAGTTGTCACCAAAAATGAGGCGATTATCGAAGATATCGTGATCTGTGACTTTATGCTTGGCATGATGTGACTTGCTTGGGTCTTCTAGTAGGATGCGCGGCTCTAGCTTCGGACGCTTATCCTTTCCTATCCATGTTAGTTCTAATTTTTGTTTCTTCGTCATTCCCAAGCCTTATGTAAGTTCCCACCTGATCGTGTAGATCGGTGTAATGTTTCTTTTTAGAGTGAGCTTCGACTCAACAGCATCCAGCAACTCTTCTGTCTTTTCGTCAATCATTTTACGGGTGTTGAAAAACTCCAACATCTTCTCGTCGCGTTTTTTCTCAAGCGTTTTGACCTTGCGCTGCTCCCGAGTTTTTTCATCGAGGGTTTTCATGCTGCGGGCGATTTTCTTGGCTTCGCGTATTTCCTTCTCCAGAGCCTTGATTTCCTGCTCCATGGCGTTCTTCGTGTCTTCTGCCCAGCTTTCCAGCTTATCGCGCTCCTCTTCGAAGTAAGCCACGTTCTTATCGTAGGCTTCTTTCAATTGCTCTTTGATGATGCTCTCACGCACGCTTTCCAGGTCATCGGGCAGTTCACCGAGAAGTGGTTCAACTTTTGCCACTGGCACGAGCATGAGGCATTCGCACAGTTTGTCATCCAGCACTTCGCCGTCATCCGTTTTTGCTGATAGCACCAGCTGCTCAAAGGTTTGGATGGACTCAATGGTGAGTTTGGAAAGTTCAAGCCAGCCGCTTTTTCCACGATATGCCTTCACATCCGCCAGCTGCAACCCATAATGGTCATAATTCAGGGTCACGGTTGCTTTTGGTAGGGTGCGTTTTTTAGCGGTCTCAATTAATTGCTCGGCAAGCCCATGGCCTAGGCGGAAAAAGTGACCTTCGCGCTCCTCGGCTTCTTTCCAGTCAAAATAATAATGCTCACCAGCATGGTCAAAACCATCATCGGCAACCTGCACATCAGGAAGCTCTGCCTGGGCAAAGGCCGCAAGCCGCTCTTTGTATTCGTTCATTGCGCTGCTTATCGTACCGCGACGGGTTTTTAGCTTACGCAGAATATCAGCATCGAAATGTTCCAAGAGGGTCTTGCGCGTTTCCTGCTCACGCGACTGGATGAGTTCATCCAATTCAAGCTGCAACTGTGAGAAGCTCTGTTCAATCTCAGTGGTATGGCGGCATTTCTGCAGGATATTATTGATGCGTTGTTCAATATCGACACCAGATTCAATCGCTCCGAGAATTTCATCACTGGCACCAAAAACACCCTCAAAGAGCTTAAATTTACGATCCAGTAGTTCGAATACCAACTGATCCGCCTTGTTACCTTTGTTGACAAAATTCACGACAACAACATCGCATTTTTGACCATAGCGGTGTACGCGACCAATCCGCTGCTCAACGCGCTGAGGATTCCATGGGAGGTCGTAATTCACGAGTAGCGAACAAAACTGCATGTTCACGCCTTCGGCACCAGATTCCGTGGAAATCAGAATGGTGGCTTTATTTTTGAACTCTTCAACAATCGCAGCCTTCATGTCGGCTGTTTTTGAACCAGACACCTTGTCAGAGCCTTTATGGCGTTCAGCCCATTCTTTATGAATTTTCTTGGACTCAGGGTCGGCATTTGAACCGTTCAGAAGGATGACCTGACCAGCAAACCCATTCGCTTCAAGGGTTTCCTTTAGATACTGTTGTGTGCGGCATGATTCAGTAAAAATCACCGCTTTGCGGAGACCGCCCAAACTCACAACTTTGTTAAAGGCTTTATCCAGAACCGTTAGAAGCGCATCGCCCTTGGCGTTTTGCTGAATTTTCTTTGCAAGCTGCTGGTAGGATTTTAGTTCACCAATTTCGCGCTGAAGAGCCGTCTCATCAGGCTTGGATTCAGTGTCCTCATCTTCAATGTCCCATTCTTCGGCAATCTCGTCGATGTTCTCAATGTCATCGAAAGTGGTGGCATCGACTTTTTTGAGTTCGCTTTCCAGCCGATTAATCATCTTTTCAAGCGTGCCGCTGACAGCAAACGATGAGGAAGCCAGAATTTTTCTAATGACCAGCGTAACTAGATGCCGCGCCCCTGGCTTGATTGAAGCAATATCGTCTCGCTGAAGGTAACTGGATATTTGTTCATACAGATCGAGTTCTTCGGTGCTTGGGCGGAAATCTTCTACCATTGAATGGCGGCGGGTAAAGTTGATGCCACCTTCTTCCTGAACCTGCCTGCGGAGAGTGCGATTGCATATTTTATTCAGGCGATGCTTAAGCATTTCAAGATTTTGAGGCGATGCTTTGCCACCAACATATTGCACCTTAAACGCATCGGAACTTCCGAAGAAGTGAGGGTCAATAATGGACACAAGACCATAAAGCTCGAGCAGTGTATTTTGAAGTGGGGTTGCTGACAGCAGAACCTTTTGTCGTCCCTCTAATGCGGCTTGCAGCTTTTTAGCTTTTTTTGCGCCGTCTTTCTTCCACACGTTTCTCAGCTTATGTGCTTCATCAAAGACCACCAAGTTCCATGCTATGTTTTTTACATCAACGTCTTGCTTGGCTGCAAATTCGTATGAACAAATTACAATCTTCTTGGAATCAAAAGGATTGAGTTTCCCTTCTTTTTTTGCCTGTTTATAGCTGGCTGATTCTAGGACATAGCTAGGCAGGGAAAACTTCTCACTCAGTTCCTGCGCCCATTGATTTCTTAGCATCGCTGGTACGACGAGAAGAATATTACGCTGTCTCTCTGCCCATTTCTGAGCAATTACCAAGCTGGCTTCGATTGTTTTTCCGAGACCCACTTCATCCGCCAAGATAACACCTTGGGAAAGCGGTGAGCGTAATGCGAAAAGTGCGGCTTCAACCTGGTGGGGGTTCATGTCCACTTTGGCACTGGCTATCGAACGGGAGATTGTATTTTCAGCCTGTCCGTCAAGAGTTAGCGCATGGGCAAAATACTGCCCCTGATAGGGACTGTATTTTTTCTGCGCCTGAGCATCCTGACGATGGCTTGTTTTTGCTGTCATATTACTTCTTTTCCCCTGCCGTAGCCTTCTGGGCAGCTATCCACTTTTCTAAGTCCTGACGCTTAAAACGCCATGACCCTCCAACCTTAAACCCTGGCAATAAGCCTTCTGATACCAAGCGATAAGCTGTTTTCTCTGTGAGTTTCAGATACTCAGCTACCTCTCGAATTGTCATTATGTCAGTGTCCATGGCGGATCGCGTCTACCCAAATTCTTTCGTAGGAAAATAGGGTAAAATTTTCCAAAGATAAAGCCTTTTGTTCGAGTTGGTTAGTTGTGCGTCAAGAACACTACGCATAGCGTTATATCCGTGACAGCAAGGTACGGGTTTTGAGAGTGTTGTTTTTGCTGGTGGTTGGGTTATAACGAGGGTGTTGCGGTGCTAACTACCCACCGCCACCCTACGCCTTCGGCTTCGGGTGGCAGGCCACCCGGAGACGAAGACGTGGGGTGTCTCCCGAAGCTTCAGCGTAGGGAGACTGGTTCAAGCATAGCACGTGATTTAGCGTGGCCTTGCAAAATCGAGTATCGCGCCGAAGCTTTAGCGTATTAATAGGTTGAATATGCCCATGAAATAATTCTGGCACAGTTTAAAATAAATCATCCCACCTTTATGCCGCAATTGGAAGCTTTTGTTTTTTAACCATATCGCGACAATATTTTTTGGCACGCCTCTTAATCCACGCGCCAAGTCCCTTGAATACATCCATCGAGTGTGAATTTTCTGTCACATTAGCTACAAGCTGCGCATAGGTATAGAAATTGCCCATAAACTCTTCATCGGGATCTGGATTTTTATTCCGCATATAGCTGTTGCGTATCATGTCAAAGCTGATGATTTTATAAATTTGCTCATCATCAGGGTGATCAATGCTCCTATTTTCCAACTTTGATGCTGCAATCTGAACTTCTTTTTTAATGCGTGCGCTAAGTTTGTCATAAAAACCTGATATGGTTGATTGACGAATTCTTGTGTTTTTTCCATCAAACGAAAGACCAAGGTATTCGAATGGCTTCTGTATAGGTTTTAATTCTGCGCCCCCAAAAGTTTTACAAGAAATTGCATCGCCAGCTTTCTCAAATTGCGACACAAGAGTTTTGTCGTGGCTAATTTTCAAATGCACGGAACCAATCAAGGTAGAAATAAAAGCAATTGCTTTGGATTGATGTTCACGTGGACATATAAATAATATATCATCCGAATAGCGGCGATAATAGCCGCCATTCTCTAGGGCAAACTGCTTCATGCTACAGTCAAAATCCAGCATGTAAATGTTAGCGATCACATCCGAAATTGTAGTACCTTGAGGTATACCCTTGTCGCCGCCTTGGATTGTCTCTTTCAGAACCAGATTTCTGAAATCTATATCACTGCAGATTTTGAGATTTGGTCGCTTAGTTGACTTCCCCATTTTTTGTGACTGCTTGTTTTCTTTTCGGATCAGATTATTGGCCTTACATATTTTACCAATATCAATTTTGATAATCTTCTCTAATTTTTTGACATCAATATATCGAAAGCGGGTGATGTTTTTATAAACGGTAAAGTGATCTTTTTCTAAGCCCTTTTCGAACCCCATCACTTTGTTCCACTGTTTTTTGATCAGCTTGTGGTCGAGTGTGTCGAAAAACTTGGTAATATCCATTGCAATAGCGCAGCTATTACCGTGCGCATCTATTTGATTTTTAATCTCTTCAATTGCCTCATTTGCGTAATGTACGTTGCATTTATTGCGGTCGGAGCCCGCAGATACAGGAATCCTCCTGTAGGCAATTACACAGCTTTCGATTTGGAGTTCATTCAGCAGCGATTCATATTTGTTCATTAATATGTTGCGGTAAACTGAGTAAATATTGGAGTCCACTCTTGAGGTATGCATGATGTGGCGCGGATTTTTTCTATCAATAAAAATCCTGCCATTATCGTCTCGCTTATATTTAGGGATTTGATAGCGGATAAGCGGATAAAATGTTCTCGCGAGCTTTCCTGTCGCTTTCAATCCTTTGAGCACATCATTGACTTGGCCTTTTGAATACTCTGAATCAAAGTGCGGATACCCCTTATTCTTAAATTCCGCTTTGTAGAGTGCATCGTCGTCAAAAAATTCTGCGTATATATCCATGTGTTTTCACTTAACGGGGGGAATAAGGCTACCGACACCAACCCCCCGCTAGACTGGAGCCGAAGCTCAATTCCTTACGGTAAGTCTTGTTGAACTTAATATGGTACAATACACATGGAGAACCGATTATGGCTATCGCACTATGCATCATCATAAAGATTAACTATTGTGATTCGCAGAACCATGGCGATTATTACCGATTCGCGAGACAAGTAGTCATTGACTTTATAAACCACATTCTCACTACCCTAATTGGCAGGATTAGAACGTGATATATAGGTGATTCCCCGCATTTCAAGTGAGAAATTAAAATAAAATTTATAAATCTGTGGACCATAAATTTGGCTGGTTAGGTATCAATAAATCCGCGTGTAAAAGGCCCTACCCTGTCAAAATCGCGGGTAAGGCCTTAATTTTTATTGGTTAAGCTCACCGATAATTACAAATCTCACGCTGCTGCGCCTCGCTGAAATAGCAATGCTTGGTGCCGTGCTTAGGCCGGGTCATATCAGCACCAACGGCACCAATTGCGGCACCTGCTACGCCGCCAACGACGGCACCGCCTACGTTGCCTGAGGCAACACCACCGATGATCGCGCCCCCTGTGCCGCCGATCATGGCGCCTTGGGCCATGCGGTCATCGCGCGCGGTTGCGCAGGCGCCTAAGCTTAGACATAAAATTGAGATGAGTGTGAAGCGGTTCATCGTAAGTCTCCCGTGTTCGACGTTCAGGTTTGGACGTTACTGGTAAAACGCGTGAGACCCGCATTTGTTCATTTTTAAAACCAACTATCTTTTCAAGCCCTTCAGACTTAGAGTTTTTGATTAATCATCGTATGATCCAAGGCCGCCACGCGGCGGGCGGAGGCGGACCAATTGGCTAGGCTAAAGGCGTTATCGGCCAGCCAATTCAACGAGGTTTGAACCTGCAAAAAAGCCGCGGCGATTTGCATAATATCGCCCAAACTCATCTCGCCGCTCAAATATTTCGGCGCGCATAAAACCACCGGAATGATCGGCGCGATCAGATTATTTGTCGTGGCAAAGCTGATGATTTTTGTCTGCCCGCGAATAACGCTCGTCCATTTTTTTAGTAAAAGCTCAAAAAATCCGTTAAGTTCAATAGGCTGTAGCAGGTCATTATTCGGCGATAAAACAAGGTGATGGATATTCTCCGTTAGATAATACCGAAAATGGCCTTCTGCTGCGGCTTTTTCCTCGACATTTTTAACCAAGGGAACGCACAGCAACAACATGCCAATAGAAGTTAAACTCGTATAGGCCAAGACCGCATAGACAAGATAACCATGCACAGTATAGCCAAAGATCATGGCACGCCCGCCTATATCCCATAAAACGATGATGAATGAGCTTGAAATGAGAAGCGTGTAGATCATCCCGCCGCCCAATTCCACCAATAGCTCGATGGCAATTCGGCCGTCTTCTGAAATGCGCGCTTCGGGATTATCAATCAAATGGATCATTAAATGCTCACGCGACAGCGAGCTTGCGATCCATCGGTCAACGAGGTTTGACATCATCCATAGCCGCCAGGCGAGCTGCAAGCGCATACGGAATTGAACGGTGATAATCGCGGTTATTGCTGTTCCTAAAGCGAGGACGGCCAAGAGCTTGATGCTCTGCATGATGTCATCGAGTTGATGCGCCTGTAGTGCATCAAAAAAGCCTTTGCTCCACCGGTTGATAAGCAAGGCCATTCCTAGATTGGCAATCAGACTGAAGACAAAGCCGATCCCTAAAAAATAGGCACGGGTTTTTTCGGTGCCGCGCCAAAACATAAAAGCCGCTTTAAGAAAATGTCGAATGGATACGGAACGATAAGGCACTGCTCCCATTCATTTTGGCCTTTCAAGGCGCTGTCTTATCGCGGGGTCGAGGAAGAGCGAAATCCCTTAAAATATAAGGCCATTAGGCTGCATCATGGATGGCAAAAAGCGAGATCGAGAGGTCCCGCTAAATCCTGCCGAAGAGTACGAGTACCAGCACCACAATTAACACAACTCCAATAACGCCGACGCCACTATGTCCATAGCCATATCCATATCCGCCAAATTGGCCGCTAAACCCGCCCAATAAAAAGATGATCAGGATAATCAGAAGTATTCCGCCGAGCGACATGATAAGCCTCTTTCATCTTTTCTCCGTCCGATGAAAATACCTCGGAAAGAAATAAGAATATGACGCATTACGGAGCGCTCAACCATTCGGGATCATTACCCATCTTGTTTTATCGCGTCGTGCAACAGGATGCCCTTATGGCGGATAATCGGGTGCGGCCTGATTACGAGTGCGCTTGCTGTTGCTCTCGCCAAGCGGCGTATAACCCACTGCCTGCAATAATGAACGCACCCATAAGCGTCGCAAAGGTCGGCCAAACGCCAAACACCGCAAAGCCAAAAAGGCTCGCCCAAACGAGTTGCGAGTAACTGAACGGGGCGAGCAACGAGGCCGGCAGCCTTCGGTAGACGATGATCGAAATGACATTCGCTCCCGCCCCAAACGTACCAACCGTAATGCCAACCATAACATCTTGGGTTGACGGCATCACCCAATAAAAAGGCAGCAGACAGGAAAGGATCGCGAGGCCGACAAAGCCCGTATAGACCATCGTGACCTTGGAATCATCCTGCGGCATGAGGCGCGTTGTCACCAGCGCCGCCGCGCCGAGAATGGCCGCTAAAAGGGGTAAAAGTGCCGCCCACTTAAACGCTTCGCTTCCCGGTTGTACGATGATGAGCACACCCGACAAACCAATTACCGCTGCGATCCATCTACTTACCTCAACCTTCTCTTTAAGTACCCAAGAGGCCAGTCCCATGATCACAAAAGGTGCCACAAATGTCACCGATGTCGCGTCTGCAACGGGAATAATATTCAACCCAATGATAAAAGTGATCGCCGAAAGGGCCGCAAAAACGCCCCGCATTATTTGATAGGAAAGATGAACAGTCTTAAAGGCCCCCCGGATACCGCCGCGTAACCAAGGAAAAAGAAGAGTAACATGAATGAGATAGCGCATCCACGTCACCTCAATCGGTGGCAAAGTCCGTGTTAAAAACTGCGCCGCCGTATCGGATGCCGCCCACATCGCGCCATTTAAAACAATGAGCCCGATCCCCATCAGTAGAGACCGAGCATCCGGGTGGTTTTGATAGCCTTTTGGCACAGCATCTATCATTTTTATTTCGTTTTGTGACATTATAGACGTGAACCTTGGCCAATCATTCTAATTTGAAAACGAATCTTATGAGATAATGGTAGCTTGGTACTGCTATAGTTTCAAATCGATGAAAAATAAGAGAAATTTGATCATTGTCGGATAATCCCCAATCCGATAAAGCGTATCTAAATTTCATGAGAAAGCCGAGTAAATGACGGAACATGCTCCTAAAATTTCGTTCGTATCCTTGGGCTGCCCAAAGGCTCTGGTCGATAGCGAGCGGATTATTTCCCAATTACGGGCGGAAGGGTATGAACTCAGTAAAACCCACAAAGGAGCGGACGCTGTTATTGTCAATACGTGTGGTTTTTTAGAC